GATGTTATTCATGGATACCAAATCGATTCTTGTCAAAGCAGCTACTCTTCTTATCTGTGAGAACAAATTAACAGGTGGTGAATTCAAATCCACAGACCTTATTCTTCGCTGTTTAGAAAAATTAAAACTACCTGAGCAAGTGAGTGAAACGGATGTCGGTCGTTTCGCCATTATGAATATCCGTCAAACCATTTATGAACTAGCCACCAATAAAAGCCGAGAAGGGTTTGAGGTTGAGTTAGTGATGCAACAACTTCGTGTAGACGTTGGTCAGGATTTGACGTTGTACGAAGCATTAGAACCTATCCAGAAGTATTTAGAATTAGAACCTGCTCACTTACAGCGGATAGCAAAGAAGCTTCGTGAAGAGCTGCACGCGTACTTAGATTTGATGGGATTTAAAGACGCTATCAATAAAGCCTATCGCAAATTGTTCTACCAAGGTGCTGAACAGAATTGGCAAGCACTTCGTGAAGAAGTTTTAGTGGAAATTGAAAGTTATTCAAACAAGATGTCTCCACAGGCTAAAAGTTTTATTCTAAACCAAGCCAGCATGTCTGACCCCTCTTCACTTGCAGATATCATCGCTAAAGCAAAAGAAGAGAATACAGGTAAGGGTGGTTTTAAATCAGGGTGGCAGAAAGTCAACAAGATGTTGGGTGATGCTGGCAACTTCCGTCGCGGGATGACTGTACTTGTGGGTGCGTTAACGCACAACTACAAATCAGGTTTTGTTCATGACTTATTCCGTCATGCATGTATCTACAATACACCAGAAGTAGAAGACCCAGAAAAGAAACCTGCTATCTTTTATTTCTCATCAGAAAACCGTGCAGAAGAAGATTTAGTTCGGATGTACATTGCTCTGAAAGAGAATGAAACAGGTGTTGCGGTTAATCTACGTGACATTGACCCACAAGAAGCTGCGGATTACATTAGTAGTCGTTTACAGGCTACTGGTTTTCATGTGGAGATGTTCTTACTGGATTCGAATAACTTCACAGCGATGGATTTGTTTAACTTCATCATTGAGAAAGAATCTGAAGGGTATGATGTACAAGCCATCTACTTTGACTACTTAGCACTTATTAATAAGAAAGGAATGCAAGGTGGTGTAGCTGGTGAAGAAGTTCGTATGTTATTCCAAACTGTACGTCTCTTTATGTTGGCTCGTGATATTCTGTTTGTAACACCACACCAGTTATCACAAGAAGCGATGACAGTAAAACGTAGTGGGGTTGCTAACTTTGTAGCGGAGATTGCGTCTAAGAACTACTGGGATGCTTCACGACGGATTGCTAACGAAGCTGACTTAGAGATTTTCTTAGATATTGTAAGGCACAACAATAAAGCGTATCTTGCAGTGCATCGTGGTAAACACCGTACACCAAAAGACACCGCTGTTGAACATCGTCATTTCTTCTTACCATTTGCTGAAGTCGGGTATATTCCTGATGACATCAATGGTGAAGACCGTGGTATCTATCGATTAGAAAACGCCTCTGCTGGAGCGATTAGTTGGGATTAATAAAATGCTCATAATGAGCATACATGACTGTAGTGGCATTTGCCACTACAGTCATGGTTATATGCGTCGTTGTCTTAACAATTGGATTTCCATCTGAACCATACGTATACTTTCAACGACAGAGTCAGTACGTGGCTTAATCGCTTGAAGCTTAGCCAGTGTGGATTGTAATTCGCGTCGTTTCTTTTCACTTTGTTTCACTTGGTGTTTCCCATCACTGAATTAACGTAAGGTGATGAATTAAACGCACTCTGTGTGAGTTTGCGTAACTTACCTACATCGACAACAGGTAACGCCGTTTTAAACTGTGCATCACTGATTGCTTTGGGGAACTGAGTCTCCGCAGACGTTGTGGTCGGTGGTGCAGTTGTTTTTGCTGGAGTCGTTGAATTAGGGAGAGTGCTCATGTTTCATCCTTCGAGTATTCGTTACTCGCTTAATGATTGTTGAATACAATAAAAATGGATACACAAGTAACGACAACATGACGTATAAACGTTCACGTGGGTAACTTGTGCCATAAAGGACAAATATCAATCGATAGGTGTGAATAATCATTCGAACAGAGAAATAAACAATGGCACACATTGCAGTTACAACGTGAGCTATCTCTGCACTAATAATGTTCACATAGGTGATTGTTAATCCAAGTGTAAACACAAGGAACAACCACGTGCATATCCCATCAAATGTGCGTATTACGAACAAAGTGTTATCCCGCCAAAAAAGCATAAGAATCTCCTTATGCAAAAAATAAACAAAAAATAAAAGTGAATGACGTTTCCGTCATATGAGGAGGGAGCACGAAGCTCCCTATTCACATTCTACATTTGTTAAGTTATCAGAAGGAGGGTAACACACTGTACTTGTTTCATAGAAACTTGTTACAGAGGATTCTAAAGGCTTTAACAAAAGCTCAGCAGACTCATGTAAAAGATTCCATTCGACTGAGTAATCTACAGTGACACCACGTGCGACTACCGTAGATTCACCAAACACTAACCCTAAGTATTGTGTGATTCGATGAAGTAACACATTTGCTCGATAGACGTGATGAAATAATGAGATATCATCAAATCCATTAGGTAACTGAACTTCCAAATAAAGAACGTCACCTTTTAGAGTAAATGTGTAGTCAAAGCAATTGAATGGTTTCTTACCTAGTGTCGTTTTATAAACACCATGGACTAGCACAGCGCTTTGTAAGCGAGTTACGTCTAGATACCAATCCCCATCAATAACACCCAGTGATTTGTCATAACGAACAAGAATATCACTGCTGTTATCTGCAATAGATTCATCTACGCATTTTAAATGAGATGCAAAGAACTTATCATCCCGTTCACCAATACAAATAACGTTTAGCATCGCTTCATAGGGAAACGTAGTTAACATCAATGTGTTTTGCAGTGTAAGTTGACGATACCCAGTGCGATTTAATAATCGATACAGTTCAATCTCTTTATCGGTTAAGAAATCCAGACGGTTTGGACCTACAATGGAATGTCCACTATAAATAGCAGTAGGAAACAACGACCCTACCCATGAAAGAGATGGGTTTTCACCAGATAGGAATTTCTCTACGAGTTTCAGGTTTGAAACTGTATTGGGTGAATCCATGTACTCACGATAGACATCATAGTCAAACCATTCACACACCATTCCTCGTACTGACCCTTTAACTAAGATATCAGCTAACGCGTATTCAGCATTATTGTACGCATGGAAATTTGCATCAAGTAATCGCACCCACAACGCTTCTTTCCAATCGTGAGGGTGTCGTGTTGTGTACACTTGGGAACGATACGCCAAATACATATCGTGAAGTGTCTCTTTTGAATACTGAAGCACATGATGTGTTTCGTGATATGGAATCTGTGGATAGATATCCATTGAAGTTAGTTCAGGTTTTTGAAACTGTACTAAAGGACGTCTCTCAAAGCTTGAACCAAATTCATACTGCCTTGCACATTCGAACTCGTTTACAGTGCATCCAAATTTCTGTAAACTTAATCCGTTGCTGTACGATGGTTTTGTACACAACCAATCAATCTCACTGTGAAGTTGCGCGATAGATTCATACAACCTGTTTACTTTAGGTTGATTGTAAGTAATCGTAACAAGGGCTTCTGTGTGAAGCCCTTTATGCGGTTGATTACGTAGAAATGCTTCAATACTTGAAAACATTCGTAAGACCTCATTTGTTGAGTAACTTGACCTGATTAAGTAATTGAATCACCCACTGAGTATTTTCATTCCACTGCTCAGTGTATTGTACTTCCATCAGTCCGCGTGTACCGCTGTGGACATGAATCGCATTACCTAAAAACAAGTGATGTGGAGAACCTAAGAATACGTCGTCAAATGTGTGGGAATCTGGTTCTTTAAACGAAGCACGATACATTTCACGCATTGTTTTTGTAAACACATCTCCCAAGGCTTTCATCCGAACATCAGTGCGAGTGCTTTGCGCTTTACGTTCATCTAAAATCGCATCGTCTTCATCTAAGACGATAGTCACTAACGCATCACTGTGAAGTTGCGTACAGTGGTTTAAATCAGTAATGATTTTAGCCAAGTGTTGCAAAATGCTGCATTCTTCAAACGTAGGGTTAAGTTTAACCCGAGCTATTTGTTGCGACAATTGATAAATGCGATTTGATAGTGACCAACGGTCAACTAATGCGATATGAAATTCACTTTCACTTACGAACTCATGAATGGTTGGTCCTGCAATGATTCGAGATGCACCCATGCACGCTGCCATTTCGATAGCGTTCGCTGGTGTGTCTGACTTTTCTAACATCAGAGTTCTCAATTTTTCAGCAAACGGTGTACCACCGGGTTGTCTGAATACGCGAACAATAAAACCTAAACTTGTTAAATGTTCACTTACCACAGATATCAGTGTTGTTTTACCAACAAAATCAGGGCCTTCAAATGCAATGATTTTACCGTGTGATGTTTTTGACATAAGAAACTCCGGTTAACCCTTGTTTGGTTTAAGGGTGTATTTTTCAACAAATAAGGTCACACTTGCCATTTGAATAAATCGATTGGCTTGAGACCCTTGATTGATATTAATCTTTTTACATTCAACAGAGACACACGTTCCATACAGAGTAACGAGTTCTTGTCCTACCATGAAAATGTAACGTACGGGCATCGCAGGTGTGATTAAATCAGCATCTGCGTTTTCCCATGTGAAGCGAATGAAGCTACCCATTCGACGAGCGACTTTAGATTCTTCGTTTAAGATATTACTGGTGGTTTTAGCACCACTCATAAACGTTGTGTTAATTCCAGTCTCTCTCTGTCCTATAGCGACTTCATGTATGTTTTTACTCTTATCGACAACAACCTTGTCGTCTTTAATTTCCCAGAACCCATTAAATGCAGCATCCCCTTTTAATAAGCGAACGCTATTACCAAAGTTGACTTGTTGCAAATCCGTATCATCAATGTGGTCTACTTGCCCTGTAGCCAGAATAAGTAAGTTTCCACCTTGGTCTAAATACGTGCGCTCAACCATGGGAAGTTCTGTACGAGGTACGTTTAAAACAGTCATACGCTTCTTAGCGATTTCATATCGCTTTAAATTGTATTCAGGATACACATACCAGCGCTTCCCTTGGATATAGTGACCAAGACCAGATGAATATACACCAATGGATTGTTGCAGATGACCTGGAAAATCCATCAAAGGTAATCCCTGTTCTACAAACACATAGTCGCGTACATCAACATGGTTTGTTTTCTCTACAGTCACACCTTCCAATCTATCTTCATCTGGCAACTCAATCTGTCCTGCTGAAAGAGTTAAGACACCTAACAAGATGTCTTGAAGTTTCATGTCACGAAATGAAGGTCCAGGTGCAGACATCAATCGTAACTGCTCTACAGATAAATTCAGTAGTTCAAAATAAACTACTTTATACCCGCCTCTATCCATCGTCTCTTCGTCATCTGAGAAGGTTACATTACTTTCTAAGATAGAAGATTTACCATCCAATAAAAACGCTCTGTAACGCTCTGTAGTCGTTTCTGAGGCGTTATTGGTAGTACCACCCTCCCCAACTGATTTCTTGGTTAATACTGCGATTAAGCGCTCTTTGTTAGGGTATACTTTATGCTGCATGGTTCCTTCACCAAATTGTGCAGTTACTTGGATTTTATCCGTGTAGCGAGCACGCGGTGATGATGGAAGTGGGCAGTATCTGCGAGATATCTCTACAGAAAGTAATTTAAACGGTTTAATAAGTTCGCCATCAATTAAGAGTTCAAACGTATTCTCAAAATGAACAGGTTTTTCACCCTGTTTTGATATTTGTAAAAACTCTGAATAAATAGGAGTATCAACGATACGCATAAAGTATACCTTTCTAATAAAGTAGCACTATTTGTTTTCTAATGCTTCCAGAATAGACCCTGTGATAGGTTGGTGTTGTGGAACTACACGATTCCCTTCTGCATCACGAATAGACTTCTGTAATGCATCCATATACCGTTTATGTTTATTGGCTCGACGTGCCATAAACTTACCAAGCACAGGTGCAGCGTTCCCACGGTATTGATATTTTGGATCGATGCGACGAACGCCTTCAAAAAGAAAGGCTGCAAACAAATCTAAATTTTCAATGTATTCCGTAGGAACCGATGGTTTATGAAAAGGGCTTTCAAACTGGGTGCGTAAATCAGCTAAGTAATCTACCACATCTTCATACGCTTGAACTACATCGTTAGGACGATGAAAATCCATTGGACGACAACCTTCCGAGTAGAGCTTTGTCATCTCAGCTATAGTCAGTTGACGAGGGCGCATGTGTTTAGACAGTTCAGCATCACGTTTTGAGTTCCCTGTTTTTCGACGACCTACCAATTGTGTAATAGGGTCATCTACAAAGGCTTCTGGTATCTTTACGATGTAATAGATGAAACAGAGGCGCTGTGCAAGTGACATATCTTTGCGGTGCGTTGGAACGTTCATGAGTACACTCTCCGTTGAAGATACACAACCAACATCACTAGAAGTGGATGATAGTAGAATCGTTCTAATGGGTCCCATGTACCTGCTGCACGTAACAGCGGTAAGACGTCTTCGTAGTGAATGTCTTTTCCACGTATCATCATGGTCACAAAGTATTCCAACTGAGACATCTCAGTTAAACGTCCTTCGTAAAATGCAGACGATAAAACGTAGTAATCGTCCACCACTACAGGTTTAATTGGAACGAGTGTTTGAAGTGCTGTATCTACAAATACAGGAGTATCACCGTCTGCTGATGTTTCTGGCGTTTCACCTAACAATGCAGATGTAATTGGGTTATTGGTTTTATCTGTAAATGCAACCAACCCTTGAAACTTCCGTGATGATAATTCATCGTCAACATCGTACGGGTCGTCTTTTGGTACGACAATACGCTGGATTGAACTGTAGAACAGCGAACGCATTGTAGGATGTGTGCGGAGTAATTGTGTTGTACCTAACCCTGCACGTTTAAAAATTTGATTCCCTAAATCATCGCCATCAATAATCACGTTCCACAGTGAACGCGATGAGAACACACCATGACTATCCATAGACGGATTGTACATGTGTCGTAGTTCACTATTATCCCATACGCCAAATACACGCAACACAGCCATGGTGATGAACCGGTCATGTGTTAATTGAGATTGCTCTGGAACAAGAATAAACTGCGTATCGCGTGAAATAAACTGACGACACCACTGTGCTTTTAAACGTGTCATGATAAGTTGGGATTCACTAATAAAATCATTAATGACTTCGCTTATCACTGGATTGCGATTCATCGTCAAAAGTTCTTGACGAAATACACTACGCCGTTTAACACGTGAAAGAAGTTCTTTCTTTACCAATGGTTCTTGTAAGTGAATGATACGAATAGGAGCCGTGTAACCAGTTTGGAGTGTGACACTAAGTGGTCGCACTAAACCCACACTGGCAAGATACTCACGACCATCACCAAAATCACCTGCAACCACATCACCCGTATTTGGTATCACAGTACCCGGTGTAAATGTAATCGTTCCTTCAATTTCAAAGCTGTTTTGGTCAGGTACGTTTTGTGGGTCAAATCCATCGTTAAATAAAACCCGCAATCCTTTTATTTCATGATAGTGCTGTGCAGCGCTACTTGATTCAGGACTAAACACACGAGGTGCTTGGTCAGGACCTAATATCTGTGAATAATAATCCACCGTAGTAGGTGAGCCTTCTGCGTATTGCAAAATGCTACTTAATGGTGTATCTGCAGTTTGGATAATACTTGACTGATACGTCGGTACATCTTGAACAGCAGGAACGGGTGCTGGTTGCACAGGTTGTTCGTCATCTGTTGCAAAAGCCATAAATTACCTCGTTAAAAATAAGAAAATCTTACGGTGAAATCAATACATAGTCACCCACAATAAAACGACTCAATGTGTGACGGGTGTCAATGGAGATTGTACCGTTACGTTCAATCCACTGACAGCACTGGTCAAATGCGTATTTGTCAATCTCACCTGAAAACACAGGTAGCGGTAGAATACCGTTTGTCTTTAACCGTTCATCTAAACCACCTAAAATTAAATGACCTAAATCTGGGTTACGACGAATCGCAGTTTGTGCTGCAGGTTGAATGTGTCTTAAGAAGAAATACGCAGTGATGTGGAGATTATACCGTTTGTTAATATCCATATCGAACGTTGTACTTACATTCAAGTCAGAATCAATGACTAATGATTCAGGACCTTTTAATGAGTTATCTTCAAATAACGTTACATGAATAAATGAACTTCGATGGGTAAAAATATCTTGCCCACACGACCGAATATAATCAAGAACGATTGGTTTAAAGTTAACTTCACCTAAGTCACCTAAATTACCTACTTCACGAAGATTGTTTTCATTGACAATCATGTTGATGCGAAATAGTGATTCTGTGTACGGAAAGTAATACCGTGGAAACCACTGAACAAAGTAAGGGACCGCAACGCCTTGGTCTCTTAAATCAACACCACTTAAAAACGAGAAGCTGTGAATCCAATGAATGAAGCGACTTGGGATAGATAACTTTTCTAACCAACTGTACTTACGTTCTTTTGGACGCAGCTCTGCGGGTATCCATTTATTGTGAACTATCTCAGGATAGTCTAACGCAATTTGGTAAGGTCGCTCGTAGTTTAATTCATACGAGAAGCTGATGGTTTGTTGTGTACCATCTCGCTGACTCTGACCCTTTTGAGGAGCACCAACGAAATCCCACTTCCCTTGAATTAACTGTTGTGCCTCATTCTTAAACAGCTGTGGTGTTGCTGTGGCTGATGTACTGACTTGTGCCACCTGTTCATCTAAGTGTGTATACAACCACGCAGACATTGCAGCAGCACTTTGATCAAAACGAGTGGTACGGTAAATACGTGTTAAAATACCTAACAATGTTAGTGGTAGTGGATAGCTGTACGCTGCTTCATGCATAAACCCACGAGCACCATTTTTAAACTTCTCTTGAATTTGAGTACGAAGCTTTTCAGACACTACTTTGTCAGACGTAATCACTTCAAAGTTAATCGTCATGGTTCTGTATTCATACAACGGAGACGCAACGATACCTAACTCGTTATCAACAAACAAAGGTTTGTAGTCATGACGTTGAACGTAACTTGACCCAATCTTGTCTTCTTTATGCACATCTTCAATAGACAGTTTAAACTTCATTCGAGAGAAATACCCTTGAACGTTTTTATCTGTGTTCTCTACATTTAACAACACATCTTCTTGTTCGCTATTGGGTAACAAAATAGTGGTGTTATGAGGTAGATTAAATTTGTTGATGAATCCACGCACGACATCCATAGCGATGCGACGTGTCACTAACTCATCAATATCTGCCAAATCAATGACTAAATTCGCCATGAACAATCCCTCAGTTTAAGTCGATTACATACCATCCCGCCCACCTATCGGAAATAAAAAGGAGGGCAAACGCCCTCCTTAGTTTTATTGATAAGCTGATAAACTTGCGTTACACACTTTAATTGCGGCACGACTTAATGCCATGGCTTGTGAAATCAATCCACTCATTGGGTCGGATGCCCAGCGCATGTATGCATTTGAAAAACGATACACACTGGCTGTGTAGTTCCCAGAAAGAAACTCTACATTTCGTTCAAGGAAATTCATCTCGTTCTTAAGATGACCTTGAATCTGTTCACCAATCTTCACTATCGCCTTACCACGTCCACTGCGGTCATAACTTTCTAACACATCCATTAGCTTTTTAATCGATTCACGTATCTCTGCGACATCATCCACCGAAAGCGCCTGTATCTTCACCTCATCGAGTTTTACACGATAGGTGGGATGAGTTCGCTGTATTTTAAATGTGCGACGACGAAGCGATACAGCGCGTTTTACAGTATCTGCTTTAGTAGACACAAATAAATCAGGACGATAAATAAACAATGAGTAATCACCACTTAAAGGTTCACTCTTGTACACATGACCTTCATAACGAGGGTCTGTGATTTTGTTTACTTTTAAAATACGTTGCAGATAACCAAAGTCTAACTTCTCAGCAGCTTGTACTAAGTCACGTAAAACTAACTCGCTATTCATTTCAGCAGGGTCGTATTTCTTTACTACCTTTAAAAATAAATTACCAGCCGTTTCAATTTCCTTAGTCCATTTGTTAAGAACTGCATCACATGTTTCTGTCATGCGATTGATGTTAAGTAGAATATCACGAGCATCACGTGGATTCTTACCATCTACGCTTAACGTGTACCATAACCCTTTAAAGGTTAACACCTCATCGCCTTGTTCTTTTCCTTGAGTATAATCCATGCGATTATTTAATTTACTCAAGTAACCACGAATTGTTGTTGTATCTGCTAGACTACGAACATACATGTCTGCAAGATTACCCCACGCCATCTCACCTGCAGCGACGATTGCTTTTGCTGCACTAATGCTGATACGAGTAGCTGTTTCTTTTAAACTACCGTCTGTGTTCTCAAACTGCAGTGTTATATCTAAACCGTGATGATGAACCATACCTTGCAGAGTAGTGTGACAAAGACGACGTGATTGCAGAGACAATTCATCAGGGGTATTTAATTCAGACAACACAGTGCAGCTTTGCTCAAATGTTTCTGATAACATGTCTGCCTCATGAACAGCACCCTGCACTTGAGGAGCTATTAGTTCAGCATGTGTTAATTCGTCAGTAGAAAATGTCATCGCACTAAACTCCAAGTCAACTAAAATGACGAATAAAAACACTCAGGGTTGCCCCTGAGTGCTCTTACACTTCTTCGTATTACCGAATCAGTAAGTCGTTACTTAAGCTGCTTTCTTCTTGTAAGAAGATACACAGCTATCAACGTACTGCAGACCAGCACGGCTCACACCGAACAGGTAGCTGTTCAGAGAAGACAGAGTGCGGTTGAAAGACATGTTAGTCAGACGCAGAGCAGCAGACAGTTTAGCCTGGTCCCATGACTGAGATAACTTACCAGCTTCACCAGCTTTGATCAGTTCGTCACCAGCTTTGATGGCGGCGTCACGGTCAGAAGCTAATTTCTCAGCATCTTTCTTCTCGCCTTCCATTTTAGCGATCATCGATTCGATGCTGGTTAACATCGCTTCTAAATCAGCCAGAGATGGTGCAGCTACTTCGGTAGATTCTTTCCACTCAGCCTTCGGTGCATCGCCGATGTAGATTTTGCCAGCTAAAGATTTCTCTTCTTCGCTGTTTGAACCTACTTCAACAATGATAGCCTTACCGCCTGGCAATGGTTTGCCTTTCATGCGAAGAGCCAATGATACAGCTGAACCCAGAGAAGCAACTGATTTATCAATGTTGTTCTTAGTGCCTTTGCTGATGAACTTTTCAACCACTGATTCGTTGGTTGACTTCAAATCTTTGGCCAGGGTTTGGTAATAATCACCAGCACCTTCTAACAACTTGTTGGCTGTTTCAGAGATTTCGTTGGCAGCCAATGCTAAACCAGTTTTAACTGCGCTTGGTTCCATAGAACCGCTAACGTGCAGACGTACACCGCCAGACACTTTGATTTTCTCAGAAGGAGCTTCTTTACCTTCAGATTTAGCATCAGCGATTTTCTTACGCAGAGCTTCTGCACGCTTTTTCAGCGAGTCAGTGCCACCGAACAGTTTGGCGAAGAAATCTTTAATGGCAGCGATACCACGAACTACGGCAGCTTTGATGGCTTCCCAGATTTTCTTCAGGGTATCAGCGATACCTTGCAGAGTGCGCTTAGTAGCTTCTAAACGCTGGGCGTCACCGCCAAAGTTTTCAACAGTACCGACCGGGTTAGGTAACACAGTACCAATCAGACCTTTAAAGGCTTGTTGGTAGGCCAAAGCAGTACGACGGTCCATACCTTCACCAGCAGAAACCATGCCCTGCAGTGTAGTTTGGATTTCTTCAGCAACTTCAACGCGCTCTTCCAGGTCAGATTGCATGTTGGCTTCTTTTTCGACTTCGGCAGCGGCTTCAACCAGCTCGCCATTGTCTTCTTCCAGCTGGGCAACAGTTGCTAAATCTTCTTGACCTTCAACCAGTTCCGGTTCAGCAGATTGCTGGCTAAACGCTTGTGCGAATAATGTCATAAATTTTACTCCAGTAAATTGCAATTTAAAGTTGAAACAACATTCGAATGTTCAACATACTATCAATGTCATCTCATCATGAGATTTCAAAGATTCTTTGGACCTACATCTGATTTACTAACCGTATTACCAAACCAGACATACAGTGTTTGGATAAAGTGGTCTAAACCCATATCATGACTAAGCCATTTTGCAATAAACTTATTCTGACGGTATTTGACCGTTGTCAATGCACCGGGTAACCGAATAGATGCATTTGGTGTTACAATGCGCCCATCTCGAACCGGTTCACCTATCAATAGAATGTAGTTAATAGGTTGCATTTTACACGCACCTGTTTCTACAAACTCTAACACGTCGTTTAAGAACTTCGCACGGTAATCATTGGTCCCATAGGTATTGACCTGTACACCATAGAAAAACGGGAAGTGACCCACTAAACGATTAAAACACAAAACAGCTTGACGAGCAAATTCTAAACGGTCACTGTGAAGCGACTCTTTAGATTGCCAAGCGTTAAATAACTTCTTAACGCCTTCATCACCATCTTGGTTTAATGGAATGTCCATCTTACGAAATGGACGAAGATTAACTTCAGGGGTCGCGACGTAACCAGTAGGATACATCACTTGGCTCATGCTGCATCCCTCTCCATTTTGTTAATCTTAAAGGTGAGGTCGGACACCAGTTCTTGATAATGCTCAATAGCTTTATCCAGCGTAGGATTCTCTTCACCGTTTTTGGCGTTACGCAAGTCCTCTAAACGATACTCCAGAAGACGACGGTCTTCCTTCATTTCTTCGTACTGAGTGAACTTGTAATCTTCCCAGGCTAAACGCAAGTGATAGATTGGGTTAAATGTAAACCCTACGCGCACCAGATTCAGTGGGTCTAACAAACTACGACCCGTTGATGCTGCAACCGCATCCGCATTGTCTTCGTTTGCTGTCACATCTGGAATAGCTTTTAAGATAGATTCCAATTCAGATGGAGAGTGATCAAACGCGTTCATCACCTGAATGAATTTACCTTCGTTGGTACGTAGCCACTCCGCTTCACCTTTCGTCAACTCTTTACCGACTAACGTCGATTGACGAATTAGGTTTGTTTCAGCATGTGTTACCCAAAGCACATGCTTACGGATATAACGACAGGCAAATGTCGTAGCCGATACATACTGAACTAATTGCAATTTAGCGAAGGACAATTCAGCACGAACAATATCACTATTGCTCTCTTTAGCTAAACGTTCAACAACTGCTAAACATGCTTTTGTTTTTGTTAACAGTTGATGCACCAACTGAATGTGGTTACCACGCAGTTTGGTTTTCACCTGTGCTTGGAATACACGTTCAAACTGAGCCACTGGTTTACTTGCAAAGCGGTAGTTTGCATAGGTAGACGAAGCCATCGCAAGAACAGCAACGGTGTCTTCTACAATTTTGCGAGCATCTTCAATGTCACTTAAAAACTTCCGTTTATCGATGACAGGGAGGATGGTGCTGATAAATGCTTGAATCATGAGATACTCCGTTAAATCACAGGACTTTGACGCTGGTTGTATTGATTCAATACTTCCAGAATGTCAGGACCGTTTTGTTTGTTCTTGCGTTGAATTTCTTTGACGCTGACTTCAGTCGGACGTTCAATAGAACGATGGTATACCGTAACACGTTGCCACTCGTCATCGATAACAACCAACAACATACCTTTGGTTTCATCGAATAACTTTTCACGTGTTCTGAAATCAGACAAACGGCCTTTGAGTTTTAATTCTAACTCAGATGCAGTTTGTTGAACCATCACATAAATAGACGATGCAGTGCCCACAGATGGTGTGCCACTTAAAATAGCAGCAGCTGTGTTCTTTGACGAAGCACGTTGACGTTGACGGAAATGACCATCTTTATCTGCATGAAGATTTTTACGGTATTCAAGAATCAAGTCATCACAGAACAATAAATCGTTGATGCCTGAAATCATACCTGCACGCCATTCGCGGAAACGACTTGTCAGCGTCTTATCTTCTTTATAGCTCAGCGTTAATGTATGAACCATCAGAGCAGGTTGAACGTTGCTAACTTGCAACTGAACCAACACAGGAATAGCCGCTTTAGCACCGTTTTCACTTTCTACCGTTAAAGATAAAATCTTACCTACCGATAGATTTGCGTTTTCGTTATGCTGTTTTAAGAAGTCACGGTCAATTTGAGCAGACTGTGGTTCTTGTGCACCGGCTTCACCCAGTGTTGCGGCCAGTGATTGATTTTTCTGAGTGTAGTTATCTGCTTTAGGTGGATAAACAGACTCGACGCCAAACGGTAACGCTGACATGTCGTGTTGTAACGTAAAGCCACCTAAACGACCACCTTTTACACCAGACAGTGGGTCACGGTTTGGATTCAGTTTATCCAGTGTACGAATTACATCCACATTACCTACATTCAATGACAACTGCCATGCTTGTAAGTAATATCCTGCATAAATGCTAACCATCGAATGAAGAACAGATTCAATGTAAGGAAGTTGGCCTGCGCGAGTATCCACTTGTGTGATGGGCATAGCGCGCGCCGGGGCTGTATATTCGATTAACGAGTTTCCTGAGTGTTGACTTAAGAAATAAGCCAAGTCAGTCACTATCTCGTAGGTACTTTTATTGGTGCTCATCACAGACTCCATATGAGGTTAAAAAATAAATGAGTAACGTAGACAACAGAACAATTCTAGACGATATCGTCTCCGCCAGTGGCATTGGTCGACCCAATTCCGCACTGACAGATATTTTCTGGGGATTAGACCACCAAGGAGTAGGTACTTTATTCCCAAAAAACTCTGATGAGCAAGGGATGTTGTTGGTAACGCGTCCTCGTATGAATTTATCGCATGACAATGTCACTGGTGTTCAAAAATTAACGCCACTTTTATCTGACGACCGACAGTCGATATACAGGGCTATAAGATGTATGCTAGACCCTATTATTGGTGCACAAATAGGGAGTGATTTGTTTGACATCAAACAAGCCTTTATTCCTATTATCACCAACACATGTATCTCCTGCACCGGATGGCCTGAAGCGACAATGAACTATTACACTTCACCAGAAGGGATTCGTAAAGAAGTGTGGTCTATGGCAGATGACGTTGCTGAACTAAATGGCACGTATCAGCTAACCATGAACTTTGCCAATACACGTGGTGACCCAGTAAGTAAGTTAATGCTTCCTTGGGTGACGTACCAAGGTGCAGTGTATACAGGAGACATGACACCTTACCCAGAACACTCTATGCTTCGTGAGATGGATTACTGGGGTCGTATTTGGCGAATTGTGTTGTCTGAAGATAAACGGTATGTATCTAAAATAGGTTGCATGATTGGTGCTGTGCCAATGGCAGATAGCACCGGTGCGTTTATGGATTACAACCGTGAAGATGGTGGTATTCGTAACATGGACCAAATCTCCATCCCATTCCATTGTTTATGGGCGGAGTATGACGTTCCTGTATTGCTTGAAGAATTTAATTTAACGGTGTGTATGTTTAACGGTGCAATGCGAGATGGTTCTCGTCAAGCAACGTATCGTAAAATGACTCCGTTTGAATTAGCAACAACTGGGAGTATGCGTGGTTATCCGCATATTGACTTAGTGACTCGTGAAATAACGTGGTGGATATAATGACAACTGTTGCTGACCTTATTAAAGCAAGTATTGACTTGCGTGCAAATCCTGCTGCTGTAAAGCGTGTGATTTATGGAGCTATTGACCACTACAACACACAAACTCCGTCTGATGCGGAATATGATGTTTTATCAGCAGCAGCTCCTTTCCCATTTTGTATTGAAGCGATTACAGCGACAAGTTGTGCTGCGCTTGTGCGAGGTGAAGTCGTTGCTCGTCGCATCTATCCAAGTTTATCTCAAACCATGACTGACTTGTATGGTCACATGAGTGATGTAAACTACAAAGACCGTTTTGACACACCAGGTCAAACGGTTATTACCATTATGGTTCCAGCACAAGAAGTGCGACAAGCGGCGATTGCTGATGGTGGTATTCGTAAAGTGACCATACCACGAGATACATTCTTTCGAGTAGACAACATTGTGTTGTCGTTGCAATACCCGATTGATATCCGTGTAATGCCACATGGTGCTATTCAAGTCATGTATGACAATGAGAAGCCATCGCCTATTCAAACGCTCGAAAGTAACATTGTAGACAGTTACACGTTTATTGCACCCGAAGCAATGACTGCGTTTGTTGGTCAAGAAATTATTGCCATTCAAATTCCACTGCTGCAATTTAACAATGCGTCTTTTTCAGACCAAATGAATCTTTCAACAGGGTTTAATAAAACCTATACGTTGGTTGATAAATTCTTCTACGCACGAGTCTACCATCGGACCAATACAGATGAGTGGGTTGAGATGTACACGACGCATTCAGACCAAGTGTATGATGAAAACCGAGTGACTGCAGTGCTTCGTGTACTTGAAGGTCAACTTAACGTTCGTATCCCTCAGGTGTATCTAACGAAAGGGTTGGTGAAGAGTAACATTCGTGTTGACATTTATACGACGCTAGGTGATGTGACCGTTAACTTACAACGTTACAGCCCTGGTATGTTTGATGTCACATGGAATGATTTAAGTGCACTTGGCAACAATTACGTCAATGCATGGCGAGCTATTCCAACAAAGACGTATTTCTCTGATTCGATATTAACAGGTGGTACAAACGGTTTAACCTTTGAAGAGCTTCGCGAGCAAGTGATATACGGTGCTGTGGGTAACTCTGAGAAGAAATCCTTTAAACAGTTGGAATTGGATTTAGCGGAACGTGATTATCAACTGATTCGTCATGTAGATAATTTAACAAACCGTATATTCTTAGCTACAAAGGCGCTCCCTGCTCCTGCTTCGACGATTGTGAACTCACCTATGGGTGTGGTTGCTAAAACGCTTCAAGCGACGTATGAGACGATTGCAAGTGCTCCTACGGTGATTGACGTGGGTGAGAAGCTAGTTATGAAATCAGGAAGTTTGTTTACCATAGAAGATGGTGTGCTTCGTTTAGTCAGTCAGTTTGAAATAGACCGACTTTCTCAGTTGCAAGGTGATAGTCTTATCAATGAATACTCAACGAAAGATTATTACTACAATCCATTTCACATGGTTCTTGATTTAACAGATAACGAATTTACCAGTCGTGCGTACTACATGGACAAACCATCTGTTGTTCGTCGTGAGTTCATTCAACAAAATGAAACATTACAACTTCAACTAGCATCTGGTGCGCTGGCTATTGAGAAAACGGCATACGGTTATCGCTTAGTGGTTGCTACCATCTCTGGCGATATAGTCAAAGCAATGGCGGATACTCAAGTCCATGCACAGTTATTATTTAAACCGCGCAACGATGTATCGTACGCTGGCGTAAATGGTACGCTTCTTGCTAAAACAGCGGAAGGTGAACGTGTGTATGAATTTAGAGTCGTTACTGATTTTGATATCAACACCACACATCAACTTGCTGTAAAGAACTTCTTTATGGCAGATACTGCGGATAGAAATTTCTTAGCTGAACTTATCACCTCGTTTGAACTGATATTCAGTGTCAGTGATTACAATGTGACAGGAATGACGCGTTCAGAGATTGATACAATCTCTAAGTATTTCTTACTCCCTGAAACTGCGTATGGTGTTGTGCAGGAACGTCTGACAATACAATTTGGTCGTTATCTGGATTACCTGTGGAATCGTAGTCGTGTTGTTGTGGGTAGTGGCGAACCTCGACGTTATACTGAGAATATTCCGAAGGTATGGGATAGGACGGTTTATGTCACCGATGAACGTGGTTTTGATATTGTGTATTACGATGCGGCTACGCAAAAGCTCAGTCGACAAATAAAACACAATCAAGGCGATGTGATGTTGGATGAGAATGGTCACGTTATCTTTGAACACGAGATTGGTGATATCAAGTACGATGATAACGGTGATATTGTTTATGAACATTCTCGTAGCATGATGGTTCAAGTGGACGTCGTGTTGTTTGAAGGATTGTTTACGATTACAACGGATGCTGCTGCAAACTTGTACCGTGATGATTCTATCAACACACTTGTTGCGTGGGTCACATCTGAGATACCTCGTTACAATCGAGATTTGTTAGAAAACACGAAGCTTTGGTATACACCAAAAACCACAGCCGGTGATGTGCGTGTTCGAGTAAAAGAAGGTGTCATTACAACGATTGATTCTCGACAAAACTTCTCTGTTGCGTTTTACTTAACAGAAGAGAATTTAAAGAATCTTGATTTGCGTGAACCATTAGCTCGATTAGCTCGTACTGCAATCGCCAAGGTCTTACAACAGACAACAATTCGTATCAACGACATTGTGTCTGAAATAAGAAATGGAACCACAACAGAGATTATCGATGTTTTGGTTACAGGTTTAGGTGGTGCAGATAACAACTTTGAGATTGTCACTGTTGTCGATGTTGATAGTAAGATTAACTTAGCAAAATCACTAACCTTATTAGGTGATGGTACGATTAGTATTATCGATGGTGTGATTGTTGAGTTCTTACCACATCAAGAACAAATCAACGTATAGAGAAGAGAAGGGTGGCATTGCCACCCTTCTCTTTATTTCTATTTGTTAATCACAGCTTTTACAAGTGTTGCTAAGGTTCTTACGTCAAGTGCTTTAATTGAATTGTCCTTTTCTTTGTAAAGCACATCTACTACAGAAGCTTTTGTATTAATAAGCTTCGTGTACACCGTTAAAGCAACTTTCACATGGTTCTCTAACTTAACACAGAAGATAGATAACTCTTTTGCTTTTAAGCTAAAATCATGGATGTCGTTTGCAAGTGCGTAGTGAGGTTTTTTCCCTTTGAACGCTAAATCGTTTAACTTTGTGATTACTTCATTTAAGTAGTCAGATTGTTGTAACGTACCGCTGTCGACTAAACGACGAGGCATCATCACATCTAACGTTAAACTTGCCATCACATATTCAGCCCACTCTTCGTACGGCAGAACATCAGTCATTAGCTGTTCACGAACTATAGACAATTCTGTGTTGTTAAACGGAAGATGTACATCTAACGCAGTCACATCAGATTCTAATGAACTGGTGTCGATATCACCAAAGTCGTCACGAACGTCGATTAGCTCTTCAACAAATCCCGCATCCTTTTCACGAACCAGTGATAAGTTACCCACTTCACGCGTACTGTTAGGAATATCTAACAGTGGAACATTCTTCAGGTATTTACCTGAATCAATTCCTTCTGCTAACTTAATCAAATCTTCACCAACTTCAATTAAGTCTTTGAGTGCATCCACCACTTTTTCACGAGCAGATAACAGTTTACCTGTGTATGCGGTACTTGCCATAGGGTGGTACGTTGAGAACACGGATTTAGCCACTGCTGATTTCTCAAACATTCCATTGAATTGAGTAAACAGTGTCGCCGCAACAACTTCATAATCCACAACACTACCCAAGGCATCGGTACATTGATTGTTTAAATCTTCAATGGCATTTAACAAAGGCTCGTATTGATTCTTTGTCATGTACGATTGAATAGCACCTAACATCGACGCCGTTGTACCCATGAGAGCCGTCAACACTGAGTTCTTTTTCAGAAGGGTTGCTTCTTTAAATACATCAATGTTTTGTTCAGTTTCCTGAAGCGTAAACGATTTTGCTGGGTAAGAAGGTGGTAAGAATGCACCGTGAGTTTCAGTTAACAATTCAACCGTTTGACGACACACTGTACCTTTTTCAAACGCACTTTGAACAATCGCTTCTAAATGAGTTAAATGGTTACACGCAATTTCTGATTTACTTTGCGCATCAGCAATATTTAACTGCTCTTCAGAACCTAGTTCATCAAACGCTTGAGCGTCATTTAACATCGAACCAACACTTGTATCTGGGTCATAAAAGAACCCAGTGCGTGTACTTTGCAATGAGGCTTCTGGATGTTCAGACTGCATCGTACCGTCTTTACGGATACGAAACGCAGCATACTTTTTCACCATCTCTGCAAATTCATCATCAGACAGTTCAGATAACTCACGACCCTTTAAAGCGTCTAACATTTCCTGACGCTGTTCTGGAGTCTGCGCTTTGGCTAACTGTGTACCGTATTGAATGATTTGCGCTTGGGTACGTAAAGCGTCTTTCTTTTCACGACCCATTTGAGTTACAAGCGCAATAAGCGCATTAACGTGTAAATCACGGAACTTTTGAAGCTCAGAACACAGTGCTGTTACACGAGTCATTGCGTCTTTAGTTTCTCTGAAGTCGTCCATCACACCATCTGCGACTTTCTTATCCTTCATTCGTTTTAAGGTAATATCGCAATCGTCAAGTAACTTTTTGATTTGCTTAGAATCACCCTGGTCAAATAAACTCAGCGGTTTTACTAATGAGTTTAAATCCATTCCTAACAAATAACGACGAACCAATGGGTCAGTCATTGCTTTCTTTAAGAACGATTTAAAATCATCTGTAGTTTGAGTATTGCCTTCAGGCCACGCTTGATGCGCAAACAGCTTTTGACGATAATCTTCTAACGTCTTCTCGGCTGATTTTAATGCATCTAATTGAGATACACTACTTGCTTGTGCTTGTTTGTCAAGCGTTTTCTTTACGGTTTCAAGACCTTGTCTAATTTTGGTGTTAACATCACTAATCACACCATTAAACGAGTTCCCTTTTTCTAATGTTCTGACATACGTAATGTACGCATCACCTTGTGTTGCTGTAGCACGTTTAAACGCAGCATTTAAAGCATCGTTTGTGGTTTCCATTGCCGCCTTAAGTTCACTCTCCTGCATGTGGTATTGTGTACCTAAGTCCTTGAACATGTTATTCAATTCATCAGCAGTTTTATTAATTGCATTTTCTAATGCTTCTGCACGGCTTCTTTCTTCGCGAGAACGCATGATACCAATTGCAATTGCAATCGCACCAGCAATCAATACACCAATCGCTAAGATACGACCCCAATCTGCTTGAAGTGTGATGTCACCGTCTTCAACACTGACACGATAAACACCGGGAACCTTTGTTGTGAATTCATCAGGGGTGATAGTCTCAGCAACCAAGTCTTTAATTTCATCCGCATGATGCAGTAAATCGTCAGATGGAAACATTTCATCCAGATACTCCGCTTCATCGGGTAAATGGTTTTGTTGAGTAAAAGCTTGACGAAGATAAATCATAGTGGTTACCTATTTTCAAAAACAAAAAATAAGAGAAGTGGAACCCCACTTCTCTGTATAGATAAAATTACTGATGCAGTTCAGCAGCTTGGTCTAACGCAAACTTCAAATAAGACACGTACTGATTACCACATGACTTGGCTACCGCAGTATATGCGTCTGCAACAGTCAATGGCGATTCCTGTAATGCAGAGGTCATTGCAGCAAGACCTTCATTTGAAAACGGTTGATGGACGATGCTGTAACGTAATAACCACATGTTGTACACGCAGTCGCGAGCAGCATTGATGTTGATTGCATAGCACTCGTTGATTTTACCAAGCATATCCACAGCACGCATAAATACGTTTTGGATATAGTAATCTTTCGGATTACCTACAGCTTCAGTGGGTAACGCCAACTGAATAGAGACGTAGTGTGCTACGAAACCAGTTACTGCACTTTTAGCGTCAAAGTCTTGACCCATGTTTTGTTTTGCTGCACTCACTAATGAGTTAATAGCACCTACAATTTCACGTTGTTTCATAACAAACCCTTTTATTTATTTAATTGATTGAACCTGTGATGAAACGCAAACAGTTCATTGTTTGCAAGCTTCTCAAGGTCTTGAATGACTCCAGCACGCGCTCTACCTCTGCGGGTATTGCTTGAGAAGAACTCAAACATCGCATCAAACGCATGTTGTCTTTCAGTGACAGCAGACATAAGTTTATCCATGTCTTTTAATTCATTGAGCAGACGTTCGCGTAATTCGGCTGGTAGTTTCTTTTGCTTTAACTGTTGAACAATATCTAAACGAATACGTTCAAATCGTTTTGGTGTGCTGTCGTACAGTTCAGTTGAACGACCACCTGTAACTCCCACTATGATAAGTAATAGCGGTAAAATTCCAGCAGTTAGCAACGTGACTGCCGTCACAGCTACAGTTTCTAACATAATGTGTTTAAACGTTGTGCGGTAGGATGGGTCACCGTACATACGCATAATAAGGTCTAAGCCTTTTGCAAGCTCAACAGGAGCACCTAAACGAGATACATACTGGTCAGCTAACGCTTCCCATGTCCGTTCATCATGGAACTCTGTATTTGTTGCACTACACACTTGTCGCTGGTATTGAGTAATAAGCACTGTTTGTGTAATAGACACATCATCGTACTTAGCAAGCCCCGACACATCTACTTCAACATCTAACTTTTTAGCTGCTGCAAGAATAAACTCAGCACGTTCTTGTTCTGAATCTATTTCTTTAAACGCAGAACTTAATTGAGCCATGACGTGAGATGCAGTTAACACTCGACCCATGTAAAGGAAGTACGTGAAGTTGTGTCCTAACTCATGCGCAAAGATAGCAGCACAAAGTTCAGGAGTGAATCGTTCATCCGCTAAAATTTGTTTAGCAATAAATACTTCAGCGGTTACTTGACTGTACACACCTGATACTTTTCCTGTAGATGTGTTGACAACACCAATGACTGGTTGTTCATCTGCTTTTTTCAGATGCTTCTTTGCTTCTTTAGAAGTCGCCCACCATTCTGGGTTACGTCCTGCTAATAACACATTATTTTTGTCTAAGTCAGCAGGGATAACATAGGCGTTATAACCATACATTTCTGAAGATTTAAAATCAATCTGCATCCCTGTATAATCAAACACAACCTTTTCGATATTACTACCGACGCTTAACGCATCTTCATTGACAGATGACTTTTTACTCACCATCTCTTTCATTGTTTTAAAACAAGCAGTAAGTGCAATGAAGAAATCACGGTTAGGTTGATAACGAAGGTTTTGAAGCGTTAAATCTGATGAAAACGCTTGCTGAAAAAGGCTGGTCATAATCGACATCCTGCGATATTTGAGGGTTTATTTACATAGGATACTTATCTTACGATAGAGTTTGATATCTTGGAGTTAGGCAATGAAATTAACACCTCCATCTGGAATATCGGAAGAAGATATTTTAGGGTATGAATGTAAACATGCAGTTTACGTAACCAGTAATTATAAACGTGCAGATGGTATTCGTGACGACCTTATTTTCATTAAAGAAGTTGTGCATTTAAAAGATGGTCGCAAGATACCGCATAAACGATGGGTGATTAATTTTAAACGTCCTTTCTGGGTGACTAAAGAAGGCTTTAGAAAACATCAGGAAAAGAAAGATTGGGAAAAAGTAGAACGTCTAATGCGTTTTACTTGCACACAGGCTGAACTTCCATATGCTGCAAAGAAAGCACTGAACATACATAGTCCTACGTTAAACATGAAAGAGATAGCCATGAATCCGTATTTATACGGAACGGATATCACACCAACTGCAATTATTAAGCAGTGGTACATGAAGACGTGGCCAAACTGTGTATCAAGAAACAGTGTATGTTTATTGGATATCGAAACGGATGTAAATAAGGGTACAAAAGACCCTATCATGATATCTATTACCATGAAAGAGCGTGTGTACCATGTGGTGACTAAACAGTTCTTAGATGGGATGAAAGATTACCCTGAACGACTTCAGCAAAAAGCACGTGAACTTATGGGTGACCAGTTAGACTCTCGCGGGATTAAGATTGTGTGTGATGTGGCAAATAGTCCACTCCATGCAATTGAACTCATTTATAAAGAAGCACATCAATGGATGCCTGATGTTATCGCTATCTTTAACATCGACTTCGATATCGTTGAGATTATGAAAACGATACGTAAGTATGGGGGTAATGAACATGAGATTATGTCAGACCCAGATGTTCCTCAAGAGTTTAAATACGCATACTACCAAGAAGGTCAGCGAATTAAGAAAACTGCTGCAGGGGATGAGACGTCTTTGGATTGGTATGACCAATGGCATACGTTGATTGCACCAGCCACGTGGTATACGTTAGACCAAGCGTGTTGTTTCAGACGTGTGCGTTTAGGGGATGGTAAAGAACCCTCTATGTCGTTAGATGCATTACTTAAAAAATACACGAAGACTGAAAAGCTTCATGTCGATGTGGGTGAAGATGTAGAAGGTTTACGTCGTCACATGGTCATGCAGGCTAAGTTTAAAGTAGAGTATGGTGTATATAACATCGCCGACTGTGTGCGTGCTGAGATACTGGATGAACAACCTAAGATTATGGACTTAGCGAGTACCATCTATTCTCAGTGCGGATTTAGTGATTATGCAAACTTCTCTAAGCAACCTAGAAGAACATGTGACAAGTTACACTTCTTCTGTTTGCAACATGGGTATGTCATTGCATCGACACCAAAGACTATTGAATCTAAATTTGATAAAATGGTTTCACACATCGATGGATGGATTGTAACATTAGCTACGCACAACAAAGTCATCAATGGTTTGCGTTGTATTGAAGAGCTTCCTAATTACAGAACGGGGATTTCGGTAGCAAACTATGATTTGGATGTAACCGGTGCTTATCCTACCGGAGAAGACACGATGAATGCATCCAAGTCAACTACACGTGGGGAGATTTCAAAGATACAAGGTGTATCTGAAGAAACCAGACGTGCAGCAGGTGTTAACTTAACAGCAGGGACAATGAATGCAGTACAGATTTGTTGTTCAGTGTTAGGTGCGCCTACGTTTGATATGTTGTGTAAAGAGTTTGAACGTCAACACACGCTTCATTAAAAACAAAAAATAAAGGGAAGGGCAATTGCCCTTCCTCTTATTCGTCTTTTTTATTTACTACTGTTAAATAGGTTAAAGTAATCGCTTAACAGGCGCTTTCGTTTATCCGTAACATCTACCGTAAGTTCATTACTAAAACCTTTGGGTTTGAATGTTAGTTTAGACTCATTGGTAAATATAACTGTGGTTTCACGAGGAAATCCAGAACCCACTAATTTACCTTCAAGTAAAATACCACCACGCAATAGTGTCATTGAGTGCCCATCTAGTTCTTGCAAAAAGCTAAACAAACTACTAGGTGTACGCAACGAGACTATCTGTGGAAAGTCAGCACCAAACGTTCGTTTAAAATCATCCATAGACAATTTAAACTCACACCCTTTAATGTGTGCAAATTGTTTTACCTGAAAACGACGACTAGCTGATAACCATTGTTTAACCGCATCTGACATTTCTGTTAACTTTTGTTCAAGTGTAATATCTGAAAATTCGCTCTTAAACTCAGTTAACATTTTATCAAGACCTACAGCGGTTTCACAGCAGCGATTAAGCGTTGAAGTTCCGATTGGTTCTTCTTGCTTGGGTTGAAGTTGTGATTCCAATATTGTACCTACGTAGATAACTTCCATATCGCTACGTTTAGTATCTATCCAAACAATTTTAAACGTCTGAGTTGTTACATGGTCAACTATTGAGTGAAGAACATCAGTCGCTGAAATGTACTTCTGTAACCAATTAATAACATCAGAGCTTTTGCGTGGTTTCAAACCACCGAACGTCACTTCTCGACACGCTGCAAGGTACAAATTACGCATGTTCAATTCAAACCATTCAGGTGAGACGGCTGCAAGGTAGATAGTCTTATCCACTTTTGCATTTAGCGAGTCCTGAAGGTTTGTTCCAACTTTAATTGTAGGCATACGTTTAGCTTCATTAAGTCCAGAAACTAAACTGCTAAAAACACGTTGTCTAAATTGACGTTCATCGCGACCACCGTTTGATGTAGTTTCACGTGATTTAGCAGCAGCAATACCCGGTTCATGGAAAAAGGATAAATCCAATACACTTTGCAGAGTTTCACCTTTATGTAACGATATAAAATCTACCGTCTCTTTTAGCGTATCTAACGGATTGGTGTTGTAATACGCAACATCAACTGCAATGTGCATCGGTAAATCTTTGTGTAGTCCTGTCACAATAACGTCTGCTGGGAACAGCGTATATGGATACAACTTCTCTTTAGGAGCAGTAATCGTTTGTTCTTTAAAGAAGCGATTCATCCAATCAAAGAAGACATCTGTCAATGCAGCGTCGTCGTTGTGTGTTAAATAACGATTTGCAGTGTGTTCTGAATATGTAAACGGTTTTGGAAACATCCATGACAGGATTTGTTCACCAAATAAAGCACGGGCTAAATATGCGGAGATAGTAACACGTTGAAATGATTTTGACTTTGACATTTTATTTTTTGTTCCTTGTAAATAAAAAAGAGATAGAAAAGAAGAGGGAACTTCCCTCTTCTGTGGTTTTATGATTTAAACAAATCACTCGACTTAAAGGATAGTAAAATATCTTTAAGCATAGGTTCGATGTAACTATACCGAGAACGTGTAGCTCCGGGTATGTTTAAACGCTTTGTGTCCATCTCTGAGATGATATTAAACGAAGGCAATGGTTTTATATTGCTGTACTCTCTACGTGCGTACACAAGATGCACATCAAACCCATCGCGGTCCACCCAACTACTTTGAAGACTTCGGGTTGTCTTTACAACAAATCCCGAATGTCCATCCACCGTCTTTACACTAACAAGAACAAAGTTAGGTAGTTTAGTCACATCTAAAAAACCCATCATCTCACTAACTTGAGGACATGTACTGGTTTGCATCTGAAATAGCTCAGCACTATAACGACCAAATGCAAAAGGTCCAGGTAAAACACGATGAAGTGATTCAATAACTGAACCTTCATGTAGTGGACGGCTCTCAAATAGCTTCAGAGCGATTCTAAGCGTGTTTCTCGATGCAAAGCCCCAAAGGTACGGATGCTTAATACAAACGAACCAGATGACTTGTATCGTCATTAAACGAACGTGATAAATAAACTTCGAATGGTTAGATGTCTCAAATGCAATTAATAAAATAACAGCAAGAAGACTTCCCATTGAAATCAATGTCCATATGAGTAATTGTGAATCCATACCTATCCTCACTTTATAAAAGGGATTCAGTAATCCCTTCTTGCTTATCGTACTTTCCGCCTGTGTACGCTTTATCAGGAGCATACCGTGAACGGAAGAAGACAAGCTGACTCACACCGATGTCTGCATACATACGAATTGGATTCGGGGTGTTGTTAGCAATCTCTACCACGAGATGACCTGACCAACCCGGTTCCAAAGGAGAAACCAACACATCTAACCCTAAACGAGCCAATGTGGATTTACCTGTACAAATACCAAACACATCGTTAGGAAGGTTAAAGTATTCAACACTACGCGACAACACCGTTGTACCTGGTGGGATGATTATCCATTCCCCAGAGGATTCTGTCACATAACGACCTGGTTGTGGATTGAGAATGTCAATCGTCCCTTCTTCAGGTCTATCAAACAACTTCCACTCAGGTGCTAAACGAATGTCATACCCCATTGATGAAATACCGTAGCTTGGGATACGCGCACCTTTATCATTCACTGATGTACGTTCAGCAAATGGTGTTAACAATGGTTTCTCATTGTCGTTGAATGGAAAACACATACGACGTATTTCTGAATCTGGCAGAATACCCGGATAGTTGTATTCGCGCATTTTAAGTGGACTAAGTGCGTTTTCTTCACCCAGAAGCTCTAGACTAATTCCTACATCGTTATTTTCATCTGACATTATTGTCCCCTAACTTTTTTATTAAAAAATAAAGTAACCTACACAATAGTGCATGTAGGTTACTTTTTACACTTACTGATTCGCCAGCGTATCTAAGCCAGATTGAAGCGGGTTTTCAGTAGCGGGTTGTTTGCTTTGAAGGATAGCGATGCCAGTGCTCATGACTGCATCTGAAAGTGAATCCAGCGACACCGTATAGTGTTGACATAAATTCACGACAAAGGTAGTCACTGTAGTCAGGTCTTCCATTTCATTTGGTTGAATCGCTTTTAACGCTTCAATAAAATCTGATGAGACAACGACCTGTCCATCAACCACACGTGTGTAGTCAGGGTAGACGTACTGTATAAACAATGCTTGCAGTTGTGCTACCACAACAAACACGTCATCTGCAACCAACTGTTCTTTCTTTACCAACACATCAGAAACTTCCAGTAGGAATTGAACCAGTGGATTTTCTGACTCGCCTGTAAAGACAGACAGCGATGGCCACAATGTAGCTGAATAAAGACGTAGTGATGGCCAGTTGATTAACAGAGATTGAATCTGCTGTTCAACCGTTTGTTCTACAGTGATTTCACCTTCAGGGGTTGGTGTATCAAATTTATGACGACCCATACCCATGATATTCAAATAGGTTTGTCCTAATGACGAACCAATCATTTCATCGACCTGCTCAGCTACACAGTTAAACAAACCACCAAAATCAGTAGGTTGTGTTGATTGGTCAACCTGAGCTGCTGGTTCAGTGGTGTTTTCTGTTGTTTTAGTTTGTTCCATAGTTTCCATTGTTGTCTCCGGGTTTTCTTTTAATACAGTGTGCAGGCGGTCAACGGTTTTTAGACGTTCAACGTCAATCCACTGACAATACTGCAACATGCGCTGATTGTCTTCTTCTAAACGAAACACGGTACGTGCATCCACATACCCTTTAAACTTACGCGCTGTCTTTAAGCATAAAAACAAATCGCGAGCTAAGTGCACTTTCTGTTCTATGGACGCTGTTTCCATCCAGTGTGCGCTGATGCACATGAACATATCTGGAAACCCATAGTTACTTAAGAAGTAGTGAACTTTACTTGGTTGCAATGAACGCCACGTGCATTGACGTAGTAAGTTCTCTGCAACTAATTGAACACGAACACCGTACTCAGTCCACCAATCCATATTCAGCGTTTTGACTAAGTGAACGAACTGTTCACGTGTGAATTCTCGCTGGTCCACGATATCGGCAAGAATCAATGCCTGTTCTGGACGTAGTGGTTCTTGACTATCTTTAACATGCTTTTTAAAGCACGCCATAATTGCCCAACGTAATGACATACGTTCGACTAAGAACTGTCTTACAATTTCTGTTGACATGGGATATTCCTCTTTACTTTTTATGAATGAAAGACATAGAGATTTATCTCAATGCCTATATAGACTCACGTTAGTGATATAGGTTTAAAAAAGTTTTAAAACAAAGAAGATAGAGAAGGAGCGTGTGCTCCTTCTCTATCTGACTACTTAGATTTTACACGCACCATCTTCACAATCGTTAGATGCTTCAATGGCTTCTTCAGAATCAACTGCAACAGCCTGTTGTTCAGCGATAGACTGCAACTGAGATTCATCTGGATTAAAATTATCCAAATCAAAATCATCCGTGGTGTGTTTGGCTATGACACCTTCCAGAGTTCCCAGCACTTCAGGTAACCCTTCCTTTAAGGCAGCTTTTGTCTCATCGGATAAACCGTGAACTGCGTCAACCAGAGCTGGGTCTAAACTGTGTTCAGCATCACCCGAACGGTCTAAGTGACGTTGGTCTAACTGTGGGTCTTGATGACCATCCAATTCGCCAATGTCTTGCTCTTCACCACCTGATAACGCAGCCAGTACCGCTTGATTCATGTCTGTTGCAGACGCTGCTTCATTGTGCAACGCTTCATCAAACATCTGTGGGATAAACACAGGAATATCCCATGTAATTGCCACAGGAGGTTGCCATGCTTCACCATTGGTATCTGGCACCATAATTTTCAAGTTAGGTGGAAGGATGTGGTTAAACAGCTCATCTGTAGTCACAGAATCAGCGATATTGTTTAATTCACGATACTTCGACTCACACAGGAAGCCACCCAGCTCAACAGGGATATGCCACATGTTAGTTTCTTTACTTAAGCTGGCGCTGGATACATGCGCAGTCACCCAGTAACCGATAAAGTTAGTATCGTTTAACTGAGTGTGTCCCAGTTTGTTGTTGGTGGCATTTGTATCTATTTCAAATGGGATACATGAAATAGCTGTGATGTTAATAGCACTTTGTAAAATGCTATCGTACAAACCATTGATGACTTCACGGTGCTCTTCAACCGATTTGCCTGGTGGTGGATTTACCGGAATACCCACGGCGTTTTGAATAGTGATTGGAATCAGAGTTTCAAAGAACTCATAATCGGCAGCGAACTGTTCGCGACTAATCACTGCTGGGTAGTTATCTGCGTAAACCAATAACGCACTAGCGTCTTGATTCATAACTGGTTGGCTGCGAAGTACAGCGATTAATTTACCTGTTTCTTTATTGCGATATAACTGATTAAAGTGTTCCATGATGGTCCTTATGAAAGTATCATTGTTACTACGGGTCTACACAACAATGATATATATTTGAAAAAACATATAAAAGAGTCGTAGGGATGACCCTACGACATCAATATTACCTGTCCTTACCTTTCTTCTCTTTCTCAGCCTCAGCTTTACGTTTGGCTTCTTCTTGAAGACGTGCAACATAATCCTTGTAGTGAACTAACGCATCAATAATTAATTGTTGATGGCTTCGTTCTAACATCGTGAATTCACGATGTGTATACCCTGTGAGTTCCTTGACGTTGTTCTTTAAAAACTTATCAAGGGATAAACGAAATGGATCTATCTTTCGAATATCCTCTTTTGGGTGAAGGATGATACCAGACCATGGATGTGGGTCTTTGGTGTGGTCATGTATTCCGTAGTCCATGTCATACGCCATCCCGAGCACTTGTCCAGCAAGCACAGAATCGTGCGTGTGATAGTGTCGTAACGTATTTGAAACCTGAGGTGTGTTAAAGAATTCCTTCTGACCAAACTGAGGAGACAGCACATGACTGTCAGGAGCCTCTAGATTCTGGTTAGTGTCTTGGATGAACGGCGGGACAGTAGGGTAAAAAAACACTCTAACGCATCCACTGCAATCAAGTGTTCTAAGTTCTTTAACTTGAACGCTGGGTGAGGTTCAGATTTACACTTTGTACAGGTGTGGTACGGAATACCAAACGCATCAATCGTCGCGTTGCTAATGAACGTTTCGATTTTCTCTTTATACGTTTTGTACAAATCATCTTCACCAGACCACTCATTTAGCGTACGTTCAATGTCAAGTACATCGGTAACAAAGATTTCATCTACATACTCGATTTTCTTAATCCAGTGTGCGTAACGACGCATCCGTGTAACCATGGCTTGTTGAAGGATGAACGCATCGCGCTCTTTTTCAGAAGGTTCTTGTTTGAACGTTTCTTTAATCATTTCAACAATACCGTCTACCCAACGGCGACCTGAATCCATAAACGTCTGGATGGTGGGGACTTCCAGATGCAACCAGATACCTTCCATCAACTCAACGCGATCGATTTGTTTCGCTACGTGTGCGTTCTGATACGTCTCAAGACGGTCTGCTGTCATTGCTGCATCAGATAACAACATTGCTTTTTGGATAGCTGTTAACGATGCATCATCCGTTTGAAGCATGTGGTTTAAGTTCACCGTACCTTCATCAATGTGTGTACACTTTTCAGGGTTAGACACACACGGGCGAACCATGTAATACCCGTGTGGGTACACAGTAATCATCATGGATGCTAACAGACGAGGTACGTCAGTCACACGAATAACTTTACGCAAGTCTTCAGCAACTACAGACTCATAGTTGGTGTGAAACACTTTACGTAATGCTAAATCCACCGCATGTTTAAACATGTAGATACTGGTGTTCGCAAACGAAGCACCGGCTGTACGACGGCCTAAGTTTATTTTATCTAAACTGATAGCCTGTTCAACCTGTAACAACTCAGCATCCAGTGGTGCACGAATACCCAAACGAATCCCAGTGTGGAATAATGGGAAGTCTAACGTTGTACCCAGGTTTGCAGATTGACGCGCTAATAACAATGCATCTTCACCGCTGACTACTGAGTTTGCGCGTTTACTGACGTTAAACTTTGAACGTTTTGGACCAATGGTGACATCACCGTGTTTTACTTGGTTTGTCCAATCACTACCTTCACGTTCGAAGTGGTGAGTAACATCGTCCGAATGATACTGACCTAATGCAATGGTGGTGGCTTCAACCCATTGATTGATTTTATCGCCGCTGACAATTTTCTTTTCCGTTAAATCACGGATTTCTTTAAAGTCAGTTTTACTGATGGTCAGTACAACCAATGGTTCGTCGTGTTTACCATCCGATGGAATAGATAAGACAAATGGATGACGACCTGCTGGTATTTCATACGCACGAAGAACAGATGGTCTTTCAGTGACTGAGGATTCACTGTCGTCGTCTGATGTAGTTTCATCGTCAGAGTCTGATGAAACTTCGGTGTTAACAGACTGGTCATCTGCGGGAGCTGGTGACGGTTCGTCTTTTGGAACTTCTACAGCTTGCACAGTTGTGTCTGTGTCTGCCAAAAAAGGTTCATTAGGATTGTACTCACCAATCCCGTTGGTTTCGTTTACGGTCATTCTACGGTCTCCACTTCAGGTGATGCTTTAGCGGCTTCATCGCGTTTACGCGCTGCTTCATTTAACAAATCCATCAGCGTAGAAATGTTAGCATCCACAGTTTCAACAAAGTCTTCTAAAATAGTAGAAAACTCTAAACCGATTTGGTTTGCACGATGTTTTTCAGCATCTGTGTTAAACACAGACTTTGGATTAAATTTGGTACGAACTACTTCAACCCGAACTGCTAGGCGACGCACATCGGCATCGATGAAACCTGCTAATTCAACGACGCGTGCTTTGTCTGCATGTGCCATTAACGTCTCATCAGACATGAGTGGGTTTAAACGAGATGGCGTATTTAACGCATTGGTTACTTTGGCATCCAGTGTAAACAAGTCGTGCAGAATGTTTTGAGTTTCTTTCATCTTCTGTCGTGCTTGGTACTTACCTTTGCGTTGACGTTGGCGTTCTTTAGTCATGGTAAAAAATCCTTATTCAATCAATGTATGTAATGGTTTGTTGTGTGATAGCTGACTATATTAGGGTGAGTCTCTGTGTTTTTTTACAAACCACTTTTCAATCTTATAGACTCCCTTACATATATAAGGAAAAGAATATATGCTCACTATTATCGAGCTAGTAGAAAACGCATCCCCTAATTCACGTGGCTACACTATTTTAGATGCAGATAAATTATTTGCAGAAGCTAAAATAGAAGACCACTTGGACCAATTAGATTACATTTTTAGTTTAATGGTTGGTGGTTGTGAAACGTCTGGTATTGTAGATGCTGTTGAAGAAGTTTATTTATCGATTACGTTAGATAAGCTATCTGAACATGGTGTGTGTTTAGCGGATGATGCAACGTTATTTCAAGCCATCACCTATCTTCGTGTCTTCTTATCGATTACTGCGTTTGAAGATTTAGCATCTGTAGTGGAGTATGTTGATGAAACAGAACTTACTCCTGAAGAGCGTTTACTTGAAATTACAACATTTGTAACTGATGTTCAGTCTGATGCACTCTTAGGTTCTATTGCCTCAGTTTCTGAAGTCTGTATGACCATGATTCGTGACTACTGTAACGTTGAATTAGACAAACGCAAATACCGTCCAGTAGAAGTGTTTGACAACAAACACATTAAAGCGTTTATCGCACTTACAAAGACAGATGGGTTTACAAAATACACGCCTTCTCGGTTTATTCGTTTTATTCGAGAAGAGGGTGGTAAACTTGGATATGACGTGGGTGTTTATCTGCGTGAGTTTTTTGATGATGGTATTACACAAGTTACGGATGATGTTGTAGGTGATGTGATTGCTGCACACTTGGGTATGGGTATTCCTCCTGAATCCATTATAGACGTTGTTTCAAGAACGATTGAACCGTTTGTTCATGATGCGTCTGTACTGTCTGGTTTGATTCAGAAACTTTCTTCGTTTGAATTTATGAAAGCATCTAAGGGTGTTGTATGAAACGTCATGCGCTATTTCTAAAAGCATTGCAACTTCAGTTGTATAAAAAGTATCGTTGGATACAACGTGCCTTTCAATACACACGTGGGGAAGAAATTCTTGAACCTTACTACGTTAACTACGACGGCATTCATGCGTACGTATTTGATGAAAACGGTGTTCGTATTGATATCTCTGATTTTGAAACCACTGAAGATGCATGTCAACCTGTCTTTAAAATGAATAAAGACTTGACGACATTAAAGAAAGGGGATTTACCTAATATCAAAACAGACACCGTAAAAACATCGTACGGTCAAGCGCTGATGAACGCTATCTTGCTGGTGTTCCCATTCCACGACAAAATTGAGTTTATGAACCCGGAAAAAGGAATCACTGGTGGTATGCTTGAGAGCGCTATTCTTAAGTTATACAAAGTGTATCCACCTGGAGTTAATCCACCTGATGGTGAAATCACCACAACGGAATATTTAAAGTTTCAAAAAGCGTCTTATTTAGCTACATTACTGACACAGACATGTGTGCCATCAGCTTCACGTAAAACGATGACGCCTCATCCAAAGATGAAAGAGTTTGTAGCAGGGTTAATGAAGAAGTATGAAGGACAACTTCATGACCCAGCGATACTGGCTCAGATGGATAAGGAAATCGTGGAGTTTGACGGAGAGCACCTTAAAGGTGATGTATCTGAAGGATTCTTTATCAAAGGGAAATTACGGAATGTCTCTCGTAAGAAACTCTTCGGTACATTTGGTGGTGAAAGCGCATTTACAGATGGTACGCGTAAAACGTTGATTGCAAAACCACTTATTGAAGGGATTGATGTAAACCAATACCCCACCATTATTAACGCTTCACGTGAGGGTAGTTATGACCGAGGTGCTGAAACAGCGCTCGGTGGTGAAGCGGTGAAACGTATCTTGCAATTACTTCAAAACTCTAAGCTAGTAATGGATGATTGCGGTAGTACGTTAGGTATGGATGATATTGTCAGTGACTTGAATAAAAACGAACTGATTGGTTTAAATATTATCGAAGGGGGTAAGCATATTGTTCGTTTAACGAACGACAATATTACTCGCTATATGGGTAAATCGATTGTGTATCGAACAACCGCGTTTTGCAAAGCACCAAACGCCAATTATTGTAAAACATGTATTGGTGAGAAATATGAGAATAATCCAACTGGATTAGCCTCAGCAGGTTCTCGACCTGCAAGTATATTCATGGGTATATTCATGGCATCTATGCATGGTACAACCCTGAAGACAGTTCCATATAACTTCCGTGTCAATATGCGCTAACGCCAAAGGAGAAAACCATGGCTAGTAAGAAACAAAACCAAGCGGCTGCACAAACTGAGCAGCAACAAACTGAAACGGTTACTGAACAACAGCAAACCGAACAACAAGAATCGCAACAATCTACTGAGCAACAAACTCAGCAAGATTCAACTGGTGAAACTGGTGCTACATCTAACGATTTAGTCGGTGAAACCTTAGCTGAAGACCAAACTCTCGTTGACTCAGCAGACCATGGTAAAGAGCCAGAATCTTCTGGTGAACAGTCTGAACAACAGGCTACGCAAGAGCAATCTGGTGAAGCAGCAAAAACGCTGGATATCCAATTGGATGCTAATGACAAAGACCCTGAAGGTACTGTAGCAGCTATCACGCAAGCTGCTCAACAGATGGCAGGTGGTGAATCTTTGGAAGTGAAAACGACCGAAGGTGTTGAAAACCAAAACGCAACTGACACAGGTGCTTCTACAGAACAACCCGTTGATGCATTAGTTGCACAGGTGAAAGCTGTTGGTGTATCATTCCGTCAGAAAATGGCTTTGAACAAAAGCTACAATGCAAGTGACGCGGTTTCATGTGCTACTCAACTGTGTGTAGCTATTGATGCATTGTTACGTGAACAAAACCTGGAACGTTTCTCTAATGCATGGGTCGCATTGGTTGAAGAGTTTAAGTTAGGTCGTAAGACTGTGTTCTCTGAAACAGCCGTTTATCGTGGCTGGCGTGAACGTAATTTCATGCACAACACGCCTGAAAAGGCTCGCAAGTATCAGCATCTGATTGCATTACTAACCAGCACGGCAGACATTGGTGTTCTTGAAACACAGGCTGTATTTGATGTGCGTGGTTTAGTCAATCGTTTAGGTCTGAGCGAAACTGCATCACGTAACTTGCTGGCTCTGTATCGTCTTTAAAGACAAAAAATAAAGGGAAGGGCAATTGCCCTTCCTCTTATTCGTCTTTTTCTTCTTTCTCAAATTGAAGACCTATTTGTTCTGCATACTCAGATACTTTGTGTCCAAGTCGTACTGGACACGGTATTTGTTTTAACGTAGGAATAATTGATTGAATCTTAGCGTATGTACTAGGTTCAACTAACTGTTCCATTTCTTTAGAATGTGGAACTAAATCAACTCCTACGTAGTAACGTGAGTGTGTGGGGTAGGTTGTCTTTGTTACAGACAATACCCCAACTGGTGTTACGGCACCTATTAAATCGGAAGATGGGTCTTCACTTTCTCGAATCAAATACCCTTCAAGAAGAACACTTTCGTTTAACCCAGCAGTAACACTGTGTCCACAAATGTGTCGCACCACTACTTTCTTATCTGTTGCTATTGTTACCATGATTATATCCTTAAAGGGGAATAGAGAGAAGGGCAATTGCCCTTCTCTCTTAGTTAGCAAATGTGAACAAGGTTTCTTCAGTCACTGACGATACATCAGGTACTTCAGTTAAAACAATTTCAATCGGTGAGCGTGCTAAGTAGTAGGTGTTTGACTCAATTAGTCTAACATCGCCATGCCACTGTAAATATGCCATTACACCTTTAGGTACTTCAACCATCACTAAACTGTGAACTGGCATTTGTTTAAACAACGCATCGCCATCAATTAAGTCACCGTCTTGCAATGTATACTTTCCTCTGTAGTTGCCTGCAGAATCTGGAAAGAAGCGACGAACGTTGCGTTCATTTGATAGTGTTTGATTTTCTCGTGGTCGTATGAGTGTATAGATTATTGCATAGCCAAAGATAGCGCGCATAAATAACCCAAACAACAAAACCATAATGAAGACAAACACACAACCTAGACGGTATTCCCACATTGATGTAGGTGGGTCTTTTTCTTTATTGGCTTCCATAATTTCAAATGTAAGTTCGATGCACATACCAATGTAGGCAAGCGCAATAAGTACACAAGCAGCAACTAAACCAATACTCATATTTCGTTTTCCTTTTTATACTACTAAATGGGTTGTCTAATAAACTCGTCAATATGAAACAACGCTTTCCCTTTGAACTGATTTTTCTTCTCATTATGATACTCAACGTGTTTTGGAATATCGTCACACACTAAGTAATCAAAACGAGGATGTCGACCAGGGTAACGTTTCAGTTCACGTAAGCGACCTTTGATTTGTTCATTGGCTTCTAATTTACGAACAGCACGTGTAAGTAGTGTGTACGATAAATCAGGAATATCACGTGCAGTACCACACGATTCAATGGTAGTCACAATGATATCACTCTTTTCTAAAACACTATCAGGGATTCCTGAATAAAAAGAGTTAATCACTAAGTCAGTGTATACTTCACGAAGTCTCGTAGTGACTGCTTCTACAAAGTTAGTCAATGAACAAAACACCAGTGCCTTCTGACCCCCTTGATAAGGTTCCAGATAGTTGACACCTAATCGTTCAAAGATAATTTTCATATAGCCGTCAAACGCCTCACGATTGCGTAGGAGCGATTCTTCAAATGCACTGTGTGAATACTTGTTTTGACCTTTTCGAGTCGTGTGGAACAGTTTGGGTTGCTTTAAACGATAGTGTACGGCGCGTACTTCAATATAGGCTTTATACGCTACCATTGGAGCAAACGTTTCTGGTGGAAACATAATTGAATACAGAAGTTTTCTCAGTCTGTCTTCTGTATCCAGTGTTGCCGATAACACGGTGTGGTGTGGTACGTGACTGTAAATAGTAGCGCGCATAACCAAATGGAAATCTTCATGCACCTCATCTACAATAACACGACCTATCCCCAGTAAACGATACAGTTGCTGAGGTTCTATTCCATACTCGTTTTTATCGTAACTATTCTCATACGCTTCAATCAACTGAAAGACTGTTTTGTTTGTAATGATAACAAACTTTAAGTTTTCACTAATCAGTCCAGCCTTTGCCGCTTCAATCACCCGTCTTAAATCTTTCCCTCCTTGAATAATCAATAACTCACCTGATTTAGGTTTTGTATTTAATGCTTTGATAATCTCAGGTGCCCAACGACTTACATACCCACCACGTAAAAGAATCATGGTACGTTCTGCACCGCGCTTTGCGATGTGAAGTGCCGCTTGGGTTTTACCGCGACCTGCTTGCAAGTGAATTGCTTGCGTACATTGTTCTGTGGTGCTACAAAAATCAATTAATGGAACTTGATAGTCGTAGGGGTCAAATAACTCTAAGTTCATTTCCACCTTGATAGGTTCATACATCTTTATCTTTACGATTTCGACAGATGAACGGGGTATTCCATTATGGTCAAAGTGTTTTAACAATTCGTTTAATTGATTACGATGGAACCGATAATCCATTCGGTTATTTGTTCGACCTGAATAAGAACGAACCATCACCCGCTTCATTTTGTATGAAGGTGCGACTTTTCTAAAGTCCCACTGTGCTACAGTCTCACGGAAGCTTTCTAACACCGTGCGAACACGGTAGTCAGAGGTTTTGATAGAGAGTCCATGTGAAAACACACGGATGATGATTTGTTGTTTCATTACGTTATCCTAGTATCATTTCATCCAGTAAACCAGCCGGTCTGCTGTCGGTCACTGTGTACGACTCTGGGCGACTTAATACTTTCGCTTGGTCTTGGTACACAAGTTTAGTTCCAATAGAACGGAAGGTCATTGCATCTTCATACTTAACGAACGTAAACGCTTCGCCACCTCTAGGTAGTGTGTAGTTGCGGTTACGTGCATCAACAGCACTCATGGCATACGCCAATAAGAATATGTGAGATGCATTGATTTGAATCTTACTGTTAATCAACAACAGAAGTGATTTAACAGCTTGAACTGGTTCACCTTTAAACTTACGAGACGACAACGTGACCGTTGTACTCTTCGCGCTATTATCACCAGAGAGGATATGACTGCTCACACTCTTCATGTAATCAATCATACTTGTGTGTTTAAGCGGCAGGGCAAACATAGTTAACCCTTGGTCCCAATCACACAAATCAACTATATAATCCCCATTTGACGATACTGACAGTACATGACTACTATTTTCCTTAATGTAGTACAATAAGTCAGTTGTCATTGATGCTAAACACGAACCCATGGAACATGACACTTGTGCGATATCCGCAGGAGATTCAGAATCAGCCATGTCTTCAACTACAAATGTAACGGATGACAATTCGCTTAAGTCTTGAATGTTTATCCCTTCAAAATCACGATGTTGCTGGATAGAAGGAATACCTCGGGCTTCTTCTGCGTTAATGATAATCTTCACTGACTTACCATTGAGCGTTGAAGCTAGTCGCAATGTGTTTGTTTCAGCACCCGGTGCTAAATACGCTTGTTGGAATTCATCCAGTTGGATTTCATCTACGTTTGCGTTACCATCCACGTGTTTTGTTGACAAGGTAATCTGAGTAATCTTCTCACCCAAACTGATTGCAGCAATGTGGCCTGGTGATGTACCTGCTGGTATACTGTCTGCAATAGACCCCATACAGACAGAACAGACAGTTTGTCTGTCTTTGTGTGTACAACCAAACGGAACACGTAAACGCAGCGTTTTCCCAATCAAGTCTTTTGATTCACGCGTAATGGTTTTAACTACACCAGCATCGTCCAGATAATGCATCCCTTGCATTGTACCGAACTCACGAGCATCCAGTGGCCAATCCCATGTGTAGGTACTACCACAGTCACCATGGTACAAATGAGCAACAACACCCGCACCTAATTGAAGCTTACGACTGAAGTATTCACAGTCGCTTAAGTAATACTTATTGTACAACAACGATTTTGTTGCAGTACGTGCTTCTTTCATGGATTCAGATAAGCTGCGGATACCGCGTGCTAACCCATGAATAATTGGGGTTGGATATAACTCACCATGGATTTCTGTTGCATAACCACGACACACGAAACATTGCTGAACCTGCTTCATAGAAAGCAAACCAGCACGCGTTGCTGCAACGATTTTATTACTGCGAAGGTTCTTATCTTCACGAACCATCCGAGCAAATGCATCGTACGCTGCATCGATACTGCGCTGTGTTCTTTGGATACCTACGATAATCTTCATCATCGGTGGATAAGCCATCAAACCAATGATGTCGAATGAATCAATAGATACTGGATAACGGTCACAGAATTCATTGAAGTCGTTGTAGATAGTGTTTGTAATACAAAACGCCAATCGTAAAACTTCTTCTAATGGACCCTTTGCTTCGTACGCATCGTACAAATCCCAATACACGGCGTTCATCACATTGCTGTGTGTATCCCCGTTTGTTAAAGCCATCCCGTAGTGATGGTTCTTTTTCATAGGGGTTTTAGGGTACTGGCGATGAAGTTCCCAAATATACCACGTAAACATCGTACGACGTCCTGTGGTCTCAATCACACCATCATCAAACTCAAGAAGTATCTTTCCAGGTTCAAGGTCGCGCAATTGATCTAATGACCATTGACATATGTCTCTGGCTTGGTATCTATTCATCGTTTTCTTCCTCATCGATGTTAAACACAGCACGGGATAACACCCATCCATCACACTGACCTAAATGTTTTACCAACGCGTGGATACGTCCATTGCCACGTGACAACTCATCGCGGTTGACAAACGATTCAATCGCAGTGGGTGTTGGTGAGCGATAAATTTGTTCTTGTATGTTCTTACGAACAAGACCACTGTTCGTGCGGTCAAACAAATCTGCCGTCTTACGAGGACCTACAGTCGCTACAAACAATCGACCTTCAGACTCACCAAAACGAATAGGCATGTTACGCGCTGGTGAAGTGTAACGGTCGCTACTGGTAATCTTGGCAGGTACGCCAAAGTTATTCAGTTTTGCACTACTTACACCCGTCCATGTGTCGCCTGATTTCTCAAGGACTAGGATATAGGCTGAACCTACGAACATTGGGTCTTTTGTTTCAACAAACTTACCTGACATTCCTTTGTACGTTACCGGTGCTCTGAACGGTCGGTAATAGATACACATGTTGTACAAAATGTTCAACGGTTCTTGCACGTTGTTTGTTGGCATGGGTTGTTTTGGATACACGCGATTTGGTTCAAGAAGTGCGTCCATAAACGATTGACGAACCAGTCCATTTGCATCGAGTAAACTTGGTGCCCATGTTGGGTTTAATATCAAGTAATAGTGATACACATATTTACTTAAATCAGAATACGGTCTGCCATCGACAACCATCTGACGTAGGCGATACAACATATCACGACCTGCTGCATTAAGGAACAGCTCTTGTGGAGCAGACATAATCATCCGCTTAAAGAATGCTAAACCATCTACAATAAGGTCAACCCGATTACCCCAACGGTCAATAGGCATTTCAGCACGTGGACGTTTCTCAACGATAACGCACTTGTTCCCATGTTTCCCTGTAATCTTACTACTGATACCTGGTGTATAGTCGTACTGAATAGTCACTTCTACACGCCATTCATCAATCACAGCGTTACGGAACGTACGGATATAATTGTTAGGTTCACCATCTAACCCTAACATCCCTTGTGCTTCAAAGATTAAGCGGGATAGCTTTGGTGTTAAATTGGCTTTGCCGCGATAGTAACCGTTCTTCTGCTCTTGTTCGTACGTTTCCATGATACGACGGTAGTATTCTAACCCTTGGTCGTAGTAATAACGAACTTGGTCAGTCATCCCCTCTGGTGTGTTAGGAAACTTACCACGCACACCACCATCAAAGCGAGTATCGTGTTGAACTTTGATGTCAATGACTTTAGCACCAGCAGTAACACGCGTTAAGCGGTCATACTTGTGGTCAATGACATGAACCGAACGAGTGCTCATAAGTACCGGTGCAAGCTCTTCATGGTAATCACGAAGTGCTACAAGGATACCATCCTCATTGACATACTCGCCAATGTCTGGCATGATTTTGTACGGCTCACCTTCTTTTGAGTACGTACCCAGTGGGAACTGTTTACTACCAAAGGAAAACACATACGTTTCAATACACGGCGCTGTCGCTTCTTCACACCACTCATTCGATGCAATAGCACCGTCCTCAATGATACCTGATAATGACAATGGTAATACGTTTGTTTCTATACCGTATTTCCAAAATCCAGTCTCACTGATACTTGGGCTTTGTGCAAGAATAGTACCTTCATTAATCCGTTCAGGGTAGTGTTTGAACTTGTGGTTAAACATAAACCCAAAACGCTGGTGTGCTTCAAAATACGACGGAATCGAAACATAATCCAATTCATTAATAAGACGACCTGTTGGAAAACCATCTGGAGACAGCTCTTCTCGGTCGTACTCGTAAATCAGAATCGTTTCAGGATTATCCTTTACACCAGAACCACCCAATCCTGCACGATACCGTGGTAGGGCGTTAATCACACGACCTTTGTTCGGCATCGTTACATTAAAACAATACTCACTTAACCGATACTCAGGACCTGCAAAAATATGGCTCTCAGTGAGGTTGTAACAGTTTAATTGTTGTTTGATATGGCTACCACCAAACATCTGAATACGTGCAATAGAAGACTGCTCAGGACTTGTAGCAATCGATGCAATATTCATCAGCTCTGGATGTAACTCATTGGGGCGAGTTGGGTACAATTCAATGAATTCAAAATCATTGATTGGATCGCGTTCCGGTAAACCCATGAGTTGTTGATAATAATCTTCAGTATCCATGTGAAACCTTATTTTCTATTTCTGATATGTGGGGATGTTTTCTTTAGGTTATCGTAAAGATAACTCACAGTTATGATATAGGTTTGTTTTTTTATAGAGGAATATCCAATGGTGGCGTTGATGAACCAACTACCAGACCAAGGTCCTGATATGTTTTATACGGACCATTGGAGACATTTGGTTGAATCGCATTTATGGTTATTAACACAACCATCGAACTATCTTCACATTGACTTAGAACCACAACTTGCTGAAAATAGACAAGGTGATTTCTATAGTGTTCTGTTTAACTTAAACATCGCTAAACGTTACCACTACGTTATTCTGCGAGCCAATGGAATGACTTCTCCGTTGGATTTTAATGGTGACGTCAATCGAATCATTGTACCAAATGACACTGTCATGGAAGAGTTGTTTCGACAGCATCGAGTTAACTATCCAAACACAAACATCTATACCTAACAAAAAATAAAGGGAAGGGCGATTGCCCTTCCTCTTATTCCGTTTTACTACCAACCATTGCGGCGGTTTGGATTATAACCACCACGTTGCGGTTGTCTTACCTGATTAGCCTGAAATGGATTCCGGTCTGGGTCTGGTAAGTAGCTTGGGCGATTTGCACCTGGTCGTTGATAACCCGGACGACCACCTTGACTTAAAGGTGATACACGTGGTGCAGCAGAAGGAGATTTCCATTTCGCCAATCGTTCACCATTGTCATCGATTGATGGCTCAGGTTCAACATCACGAACCACACGACGAGATTGTGGTTTTGGGTCATCCCATGGTAAGTCATCGTCATCTGCTTGTGTTTGTGCAGGTTTAGATGGACTTACTGTAGGTAACTTCACTTGACGTTTTGGTTTTTCAGAAACTTGCTCTTCTACTTCTTCGCCAGCAACGGTCGTACCTTCATTACCTGCCAATGGGCGGATAAGGTCACGATACGCATCCAGATGCTTCATCTGCTTATACCAGTCTACAGGAATAATCAGCGATTTTAACTGGGGTACAGATTTACCAAATAACTTGATAAGACTGTTCAGTTGTTTCGCTAATAAGTAGAACGATTCAAGCAGTGCAGTCAAATACGGTGCAGTTGATGAATCTACGCCGACACTGTATGCGTTTGAATCTAAATCACCAATGATGTATTTAAACAATGCAGAAATCTGACCTTTTGCACGTTTGCTACCGGTGTCTACATCAAAGATAATCTTATCATCACGTTCCAGTTCATCCAGAATAGGGAAGTTCACCATACACACACGACGATACTCAATACCGTCTAACGGGTACGTACGTTGCATGTACATGTTAATCAGTGAACGACCGCCTACAACGGCTTGATTGATTGAATCAAGCTTAGTCAAGTCCACAGGTTTGGTTTCATCCATGTGCAACAGAAACGCTTGTTGTGCTGGATTTAACGGAGCCTGAAGTTCTGGGTCTGCTGCAATCTTTGCTAACTCTTCAGCAACTATTGTCGCTGTGTAGTTAAAGCGGAATACAGCCATGCGCTTAATGAATTTGAATATATCAGATTCACCACGCATGATGTTTTCAGACAGTGGGTGGAATGCAACGCGATTTGTTGCAGCACCTAAACCATCTTTTAAGATTTGCGGCGTGGGTAATGCAACCCGATTGTCACCAATGGTCATCGGTGTCGGTTTTGCATCAGGAATAACAATGTTTGCTAAACCTTCTTCATCAAACTGAATGAACATGGCTGCAGCAAAGGATTCGTAAAAATCCAGTAACGGTTGACTTTTTGACATCAGGTTTTCCTTGTTACCATGAAGAACGACGCGCTGGGCGTGTTGGTGTTTGAACTGGAGCACGGTCTTGTCGCGCTGCAATATGGCGTGCTGGGATATCACGAGTGCTCGTTATAATTTCTTGCGGTTCACTTTCCCAACTGGTCACACGTTTACGAACATGACCTAACATGTCGCATACATCGCTTAACATGTCCTCTGTACCGTATTGCTGGTCAGTTAAGTTAGGCGAATACAAGTGGTCGCAGAAGCTAGGTGCTGTTCTGTCTGTGATGGCTCTGTCATCACCAATGCTAATTGATACACTGGTGTCACCTAACATATCACAGTTTACAGTTACATCGTAGTCCAGTTGATGGTTCATAGACAATGGTGCCAAGATTTCACGCGCAATGGATTCCATCGCAATGTAAATATCCTGACTCAAATCTACGTTGCTTGCAAAGCTATCAAACGACAACGGAGTAATCACGTGGGATGAACTTACATCGTAACTATCGACATAGGTTCCACGAGGTAACATTGCAATCTGCGCACTTGTTAGTGTGTTTGTCGCATGAAAGCTAAACGCACCGATACAGTGTCGCTGAAGGATAGAAGGTAACTGCGTCAAAATCATTTGACATGCCACAGCACCATCATCCGAGCCATGCCAGTGTTCCTGAGAACCACGACTGTATAAACCGTACGATGGTGTGTTAATCACCGTCACGCGGTCTAGGTCAGCTATCACTGCACACAAATCACTGTACGTGATATAACCGTTTTTGGTTAAGTCGTAGTTAACAACTAACGTTCTGAGTAAAGGGGATGAACCTAAACTGCGTTCACGACTTTTATCGCGAGCTTTTGAATAGACGTTATCATCTTCACCAACAAACGTCGCTGAGTCTTCAGTGTCTGTGTTTGATTTCACAGCACTTGCAAACGAACCTAACGTGTTAGATAACCAACCTGCGCTGGTGTTCATATCACGACGATTTCGTTTCATGCTTACGTTTACAGAGTTTCTGTAGTCGTCAACACGATACCCTGCGTTTTGGTTAACACGGTCCATCAGCGGGTTTGTGTTTTGGTCAATCAAACCGAACACATCTTCAGGACGCTGTGCAAAGAGCGAAATGCTTTCCATGAAGTCATTGGCTGCTTTTGGATTGTGAAGGAACTGGTGAGACTCAGTAATTACTGAATGAACACCGTGACCATACGCTGCAACTGTATCACGAACAACATATGCTGCATTTAGGTACAGACGCAAATCTGGGTCAATAGTGACACCGCGTGTACCGTGGTCATTTGCACCTGCATAATCCGAATACCCAGTTAAGATGTAACGCATGTCTGACTGAATACCACCACGAGACCGTGGGCTGATGTCAATACAGAAATGGTAACGTTCTTCGTTAAACCCGTTTACAATAGGAGCTGCACAGTGAACATCGCTGGAGATTTGAATAATCTTTGGAGCAACACCCACTAATGCTTCACGGCTGAAGTTAGCACCACCTTCGGTTGCTTCATCCAGTTCGTTTTGAATATGACCATCAAAATGCGGAACAAACGGACGCAAGTGAATATCGTCGTATGTACCAGAGAGTTGCCACTCTGACTTATTACACACAAACGTTGCGGTATCGTTTTGGTTTAAAAAGTTACTATGACTCATGAGGTTTACCTTTTTAGGTTTATTATGCTATTTGTTCTAAAAACTTAGCTAACAGAACCCGCACGTCTGCAGGAACAATCATCACATTGTCAGGTTGCAAGTGATGACCTAAGTCAGCTTGTTCGATGAACCATGGATCGCATGTTAATCGCCAGTCACAAAGAACCAGCTCTAACGCAAATGCATCCACAGAACGACATCCAACGTTAGTTTGCCTATCCGTTGAACGAGAACTCCCTTGTACACGATTGTACTTGTACAATCGCTTAAACTTTTCTACGTATTCATTTGGAATCCGATTGCGAGATTCTATCCCACCACATAAACGCCCTTCAGAATCAACATCCTGCTTTGCTGTAATGAGCAATGCCAATTCTTTATGCCCCCAATGAAACAATAACGCTTGAGCTGCTGCAAAACAACTTAAGATAGGTAAACGATTGATGTCAATCGGTGCACGACACGATAAGACACTATCCATAATCATTGACATCATGTAAAACTGCCACGGTCTAAAGTGAATGTGTGCAGTGTTGTCATCTAAAATACCTGAAGACAAATGAATGTACTCATCAGGAATTGTAGGGTCAATGTCAATAGCAATACGGAATGGGTCTTCAGCATACACAGAGGGTGCTGTAATATCGCCTACGGATAATGCTTCACGTATCTTGTACGTCTCTACAATCGATTTACTATCTGGTTCATCACCATCATCACGAGGTACTTCTTTTTCACGAATGTACCCTGTGTGTTTGCGGTCAATGGATTTGATAATGTTATTCACATACTTCCAAACCACACTCACTACGTTGTTGTCATCAGCCTTTTCAGTGAGCTGACTAGATAGTTCAACAATGGTCAACTTACGAACCAGTACACTACTTAACAACCATTCAGGCATTTGTGACGTACCTAAACCTTCAATGATGGCTGATGTAAGCGACTTTTGTTGAATCGTGATGGTTCCCACATATTCCTGCAAACGAACATACGCTGCTGTATTCGGTAATCCAGTGCGACTTAGTAAACTCAATGCATGTAACTCTTTGTGGTTACTGTTTATTGTAGAATCCAACGTCGTCATGTACTCAGCCCACACAGGTGCCATCAAACGAGAAGCTAACGCCAGCGTTAATAGCTCTACGTATTCATCGTAAAGATACGTTTTACTGCGGTAGTTGTTTTCCGTTTGATTGCGTTCAGAAATCTCCAATTCAGCGTACGTGTGCTTAATGGTCGATGGAACACGAATGCTGCGTGTTGTGCATACACGAACGTATTCGTGTAGTTTGTTAAACTCAATGTGTTCGTACAACTTACGAACAAGACGAATCAACACTGTTTGTAAACCCAACACGTCTACCATCGTTTTAATCGCTGTTTTAATCGACTGATAGGTTTCAAACATGGTGTCTTGTTGTTGTGGAGATAGCGTTTTAAAATAGTCGTTGATATGTCTGAACATACCGTCAAAGTTTACGTTCTTTGATTTATTGTAAAACGTTACATCCCATGGAATTTGCTGACCATTATGCTCAATGGCTATTTTAGTCAATGGATCATTCGGTAAAGTCAAATCGATGAATCGCATGAGGTGTCCTTGTTTATAATTCTGTGGGGAATATCATTCTTATAATGTATGTTTGTAATCTTGTTCAACATCATACAGGAGGAGAGATTTCTCTCTCCTCCTTATATGGACTTACCATCTTACATCGGGATGTCATCATCCATTTCAACATCAAACGAATGACCACCACGGTCGTTTGATTGGTCATAACCACCACCGCCACCTTGTGGACGATTGTTGTTATTTCCATTGTTGTTGTAACCACCGCTGCGATTATCGCGGTTGTTGTACCCGCCTTTATTTCCGCCGCCGTAATTACCTTTATTACCGCCGTAGTTGCCTTTACCACCACCTTGTTGCTTTGGTGGCTCTTCATACGTGCGACCTACCAGTTCAAAGACAATTTCATAAATCATCTCAAAATAGGTCACAGCCAGCAAACAAGACTCTTCAGAATCTTTAATGATGTCACCTGTACGACTATCGCGGATAGTGTGGTAACCGTCGCCTTGGATTGGCCAGCGCTGTTTGTGATAACCATCAACAATAATGCCAACGTACATAATGCCGTTGGAATCTTTACCGATGTCAACGTCACCTACTTTCTGTTTGTTACCTGGTTGGCCGCTGTAACAAGCGATAGCACGTGATGTACCTGGTTCATACTTCGTGGCAACCATTTGAACGGTCTTCACTAACATCTTAAACCAGTTTAATGAAAAACCGATGCGAATAGGTTTTTTACCTTCATCGTTAGGATGATTGGTAAATACAGAGATACTTGGAATACCTTTGTAGACATCAAAACCAAACGTGGGATTACTGCGACCCCCATCTACTTTTGGTGCACGTAACTTAAACTTCGGGTTTCGCAGTATCGCTAAAAACCCCTGACTTTCTGATTGTTGTTCGCTCATGGCGTATTCTCCGTTTTGATACATTAGATAGCGCGTAATAGTATTATTTTACACAAGGTTAGATAATAACAAATCACGGATATCTTGATCATTAATAGTTTTGATGTTCATTCGCATTTTATCAACAGTGGTAATCATTGACCACCGATTCTTCTTCGCTAACTCAAGGATAGCACGACGATACTTAACGGGAAGCGGCATAAGTACATTACTCTTATCACCAAACACACGAATGGTAAATAAGCAAAACGGAAGCGTTGCAGCTTCCTTTTCACCAAGCTTTGTTGCCCACGCTGTCTTCTTTTTCATTACGCCAGTATGTGATTCCAACAAAAAGGCAGATGGCATTGCAATGATAAACAACAAATCCAGAATGTAATGTGATAGCATCACTATTCCGGGTTGTTCTTTTATTTCATTGGTAGCAATATCTGCAACATAGATGTTTTTATCACACAAATAAAGCAAGTGCTTAAACGCTGAATCTAAAGTTGATTCCGTTGCTTTTGCTTTTGGCGTAGCAACGACCCTGAACGATAAGGGTTTAAACTTCTTCAGAAGCGTCTCTTGTTTATTGTAGTAAAAGCTCATGGTAAGCTTTGGGTTGGCTTCTTTTAGGATGGCTTGAATATACACCATCTCACCATACACAATATCAGCTAAATCCCGATAACCCGTGTAGGTTTTCTGCTCACCCAACGCTTCGTATGCATTACGAATTAACGTTCGGATATTAATAGCGACGACTTGCGCCGTATGTACATCCGCTTCGTTTGCAGGTTTATCAGGATGAGTACCCATTAACCCTTCTATGGCAAGTGATGTGCCAATCGATAAGTCATAAGTACCTCCTGTTCTAACCACACCCGAGACTGTGGTTATTTCACGCGTTTGATAATCACTCATACGTGTATCACTTAGGTAAAGCTTCTCTAATCAGGTGTAAACAAAACTCAGCAGTAGTCGAATCAACTGAACGAGCAACTAATTCGTTTTTCACCAAATCAGGAAGTGTGCGTGGGTTTATAGGCACAGTTTCTAACTTCATTCGCCTATCCATAATAGGTTCGGCAACGTCGGTTCCTGAATCAACAAGTTTAGGTGTTGACCAAACAAACTGTGGGTAATTTACGCGTACTGTTTGAAGAACAGCCGCTATTGGGTCTGATTTAAACGTCTCTAATCGGATATGACTCTCGTCAGGAAGTTCTGCGATACGTGCATCGATAGTCAGTAACATCTCTTCATGCGATTGTCCTTTCACATCAATATTCACGTAGCGTTTTGCACCTTTGTTCTCAACAAAGGAAACATCCCAGTTGTCTTTAGAACGAACAGTCCATTCTACAAATCCTTTTGGACCTTCTTCGCCATGTACAAGTCTATCAAACGACCCTGGAACAACAATGTTTCCGAGTACGCTATGTGTGTGGACATGTCCACAGAAACATAGGTAGTTCGTAATCGATTGATAACGTTCTGGAACGTGAGTAGGTGCTTTTACATGAGCTGGAAGTTGATACGGGAATTGACCATGCATGATGGTAAAATCAACACTTGTCATTTGTTCAGAAGCTAACAACGCTTGAACTTGTTTCCACGTATCATCCGGGTCTGGTGACCATTCATCAGGGATGTACAAAATAGACACACCAAGTTTAGCATGATGTTCAATGGATAGTGTACTGACCCACTTCACATCACAATCACCGCCTGCAATTTCATTGATGGCGGCTAATATACGAGTTTGTTTCCACTCGTGACTTGGTGTCCCTTCTAACAACCTCACCACTATTTTGTTTGCTTTACCAAAATTAATGAGACGACCCAACCATTGAATAGACTCAAAGGAATCATCGCTTGATAATGGTAAAGTTCTGTCAAACAAATCACCTGAAATAAAGATGACATCTAAATCCGCATAATTGCGAGTAAATACCATCTTCTCTAAGTTGCGTGCAATGAACTCAGTCGGTGTTCTTCGGTGGCCTAAGTGAATATCCGATAACGTAACCCCTTTGATGTTACAGGTCTTCGCTGTCATAGTTGTCACGATTAACTACGGGCGAGCTTTTAGATTCACTTGCTGCATCAGGCAATGCAACGCCACATGTAGTTAATACCTCACGCCACATCTCTTTGTACTTAACATCGTCACTGGAGAACTTTACTTTTTCCATAAGCACAGTTCGCATTGCTTCGATACCAACACGAGGTTGTGTACGAGTTTGCTGGTTAGCACGGTCCAGGATGTTGGCGGTCTCACCTTTATCCACGGCACTGTCTAATGTTTCAATGCGGGTTAATAAAGGAGGTACTGTGAATACATGTGTTTCACCGTCATAGATATCTAAACCACGATACCATGAACCGACCATTTCCAAATACCAGTTTAAGTCGGTAGTTTCAGGATTTGCCAACATAGGCAACACATACTTCTTAAAGTCGACTAACTGAACTTGTGGATTGCGCTCACCAATGTTAATGATGTCATCTAACAACTGGGTGTCGCGGGCTTCTGCTAAAAGTTGTGGATTTACATGTGCCATAGTTAAAATCTCGCATACAAGGTTAAGGACTCAGAGGATGCTCTGAGTCCGTATTATTTATTCTGATGTGCCGCCATCGGCTGTGTTAATTTGGACTGGGTCCGTTACGTTTTGAGATTCAACAACCACATTGGTTGTTTCAGTTTTCACTGCTTCAACAGCAACCTGTTCAGTTGTTTGTTGTACTACGTGGGTATCATCCACAACAGGGACTGGTTTTGGTTTTACATAGAACCAAACTGTTGTGCTGCCTGTTGCGTCCATAATTGCTTTAATGTCGGCAGAGTACATCTCGGTCAGACGTTGATAGATTGGAGCAGTCTCTACGGTGATTTCAGTGTGGACTGACTCAAATGTATAAATCGGCGAACCATCTTCAATATGGTGAGTAATAAAACCCAATGCTGTGGCTCGGTTAAAGTCAGTTGAGAAAACAATATCACCATTCTGTTGAATGTTGTCTATGATTTGTTGCATCTGAGCTTCAGACATCACCGCTGGGATAGTCATAATCACTTTACTGACTTCTTGAATTTCAGTAACCATGTGTTCAAGTTGATGGGCGAGATTGTTTGCATTCGCCTGTAACTGATTTAAACGAGTAATCAAATGGTTCCGTAAATCTAATTGGATTTGCATGACTTTTAATACCTTTTACTAAGCAGTTTTGATTTGATAACTAATGACGTTACTGGACGATGTAATGAGTAAAGCACCGAGGGAATAGTTTTCTCCACCCTGCTGGATTTTTACATCGATATCTACACCAAAGTATCCATTTTCGTCACCTTCTTTATTGGGTCTAACACTTACGGTCGCCATTTCAAAATGTGAACCGAATATGCTTTGCAACTCTCGTTCCATATTACTGGCAAAGTCTTCAGGTTTATTTCCGTATTGTTGGACTAAATACGCCAATGAATACGTTGTTGCTTGAAACTCATTGGACTGTGAGTGTTCTGTTGCTTTATAGTAATCCATTAACTTCGTTGCAATTGTTAATGGGTCTCGCACCCACCCACCTGTATCCAATGTTGCTAATAACTTCGCCATGTTCATGTCCCGTCAAAAAATAAGAGAAGGGGGTTACCCCTTCTCGTTATTAGGTTACAAGGAAGCGTTCCATCTGCTTGTAGGATCATCTTCATCCTTAGCAAATGCGGCAACTTGAAATGCCCAAGTATCTCTGATTGAACGTTTCTGGTCAAACTCTAACTCAACGTCTCCCGACAGTAAGTCATCACCAAATTCGTGTACAACCATATACCCTTCGCTATCCTCTTCTATCATACCATCCATCACACGACGCCAATCGTAGTGACCATAGCTAATTTGTCCTTCAAACAAATCAACATAGCTACCACGGAACCCTTCACATTGACCTCGTTGATAACGAGCACGTGTTGTAGGTTCTGCCATCATGTAACGTTGCATAATAGGTGGTGCAGTTTGAAGTTCACCGATGCTACGCAATGGTCGAACACGGTTTCCTTTCCAACCGTTTTCTATATTACGTGCAGCCGCTTTTAAACGTCGCTGCGATGCTTCAGATGAATATTTCTCCCATGACTGCTCGATACGTTCAAGCATAGCTGAACTTGTGCGTTGAAGAATATCGCGAGAACCCTCGTATGCATTCTGAATGAATTGCATGGTACTCTCGTTACGTTCACCATACACACGATGTCTAAATAGACCTGGGTCCATTGAGACCATTTGAGCCATTGTGAAGTCCTCTGTTAATCAAACTCGTGAATGAAGTTGATGATGGTTTGCATCACAGGTGCAGGTATCTTTACAAATCCAGACACTCTACGTGGTTCCTGTGTATCTAAAAGATACAAATGAGGAGATAACCGATAAAAGTTATCATGCTCTTCTCTATCCAGTAGAAGCTCCATGTTCAACTCATCACCATCGAAATCCGCGTTACATGCAGCAAGTACAAGAACACTAAACGCAAACGTATTAATACGCGGGTCTGTTTGAACTTTGGTAATGTATAACAACTGAGCACTACCACGTGTCAATGTAGGGTTACGCTGGAGAATACAAGGAAGCGCTTTATAAGGCGATTCATCGATAAGTTCCTGCATAACTTCATCTAACACGGGATGATACCGTTTTGTGTACAACGAGATAAGTTCTTCAGCTTGACGTGGAGTATATCGTCTATGAAGTAACTTACTTGTGATGTGTGACTTTAACATCATCACACCCACGCCCCACGGAATATGCACTTCGTCGTATTGATGTCGACCTGGAATACTACTAATAACTGCACGTGCTGAGAAGTCTAATCGACCACCAGCAAGTTGACGTCTAGCAATACCTGGTTTCTTACTGACGTTACGATTGATGTACTGGTCGTAATAATCAGCTAACTGACGAATAGCACGGATTGTTGCGTTCTCTATTTGTCGCGGTGTTAACGGTATAAATGAGTTTTCGATTGAACATATTGTTCGTACTGCATTTAAACCAAACGACAACGTTGGGTCAGTCCACGTTCCTAATGGTGTTTTCTCAATAATAAGAACAGCACGGTTAGGAATAGGGATGTAACGCGGAAAGAACTTATCACGATGCATTTCAATGTACTTAATTAAATGCTCGCGAGGTTGCGCATCTTTTGCACTCCCAAACCGGTTTTTAATTAAGAACTCCATGGCTTCGTCAAATCGTTCAATAAACTGATTTAACCCACGTTTCCACCCAGTATCCAATAACTCTTTTAAACGAGCAATTGAACGCAGGTCACTTGTTCTGTACGTTGGGTCAGCAAGATAATCCATAGGACTAAACTTATCTGACTTAAAGAAGTTACTTAACATGAACCATACCCGTGGAACGACTAAGCGATGAATCCCTTTTGGGGTGGTCATCCACAAAATACTTTCCATAGGACGTTCTGTAATACTAGCAACTTCAGTGTAACAGTACGAACCATCATCACGTACACCATGTTCAGGGCGACACACAAGACCTACTTTGTGTTGACCACGAAAGCGACCACAATCACAACTAGGTGTGGTATCGAGGATATCACCTTCGAATTGCACATAGAGTTGACGATTCAACGCTTCCATCTTCACAGGGTCTTTTGCATCAATGTGGTTAATGATGCGCGCTTGATGTGCTACTTGTTCATAATCGCGGTCTAGGTTTGGGACTGATAAGAATATTCCAGAATAACGTTGTTTTTGAGGTTGGAACTTGGGTACTACACCGCCACGTACTGAGGCATCGATATAATGGCTCACGTTCTCTCCTTTATTTATTTTGTTGGGGACCATATCCTTACGTCTTTCTGTGAAAAAAGAAAAGGGAAAAAATAAAGAAAAGAAGAGAAGGGGAAACCCCCTTCTCTCTTTATACCACTACATTAACGACCGAAGCGGTTGTACGAACGGTAAGTACCACCGTAGTTGCTACCACCACCAACGTTGTTTTGTTGATGTAAACGGTTAGCGCCTAAGCCATGGCTACGGAACTGACCTAAGTAACGGTTACCACGGGTTGTAGTTTGTTGATACAGCGGCGTCAGACCAGAAACTTCTACAGCGTAATCAGCAGCAGCAGCGGCTGAGATAGCTACAGCAGCGAAGTCAGCAGCGAAGTTAACCACTTCGATATAGCCTTCGTGTTTCATGTTCTTCGGAGACATGCTGCGTTCCAGACGGTTACGAGTATCCAGACGAACGTCCATTGGAACATCGATAGCGTCATAGGTTGCGGCGTAGTCGAAGAACAGGTCTAAGTTACCAGCACCAGCTTCGTTTAACACGGCCAGTTGGTCGATATCACGTTTGTCACGTAAGTCGCCTTCAGGACCAGTGTATGTACCATAGATTAAACGGTTTTGGTCTAAGTGTACGACTGGACGGTTACCCCAGATTGGAGAGAACTGATTGTCGAACAGATTGTCCATCGCCTGGATAATGGCTTGGTTTGCAGGTCCCATGAACTCAGGGTCATTTGGACGGTTGATCATTTGCTCAGTGTTTTCGATAGCAGCCGCCTGGAAGATACCTGTTAACCAGCTATCTGGACCAGTTTCACTGCAGTGAATAGAGAACACAGGGTCATGCTCAATCACTGTGGTGATTAAGTTTGCAAAATCGCGATCGCTTAATGCAGCACCGGTATCGATTTTACCCATAGACTCATCTGGATTCTCAGGGTTAGGAATTAAATAACCTAACGCACCGATGTTATCCAGTTTACCGTGGGCACGACGGAAACGGTTTGCCCATTGGTAATCGTCGCCGACCAGGAAGAAGTTTACCAGACCTAACAGCATCGTTTCAGTAGTCAGCACTGGAGCAGTCAGCTTAGTGATGATGATACGTGGCGTAAACTGTTGGGTAGGTGCTTGCTGTTGACGGTAACGAGCACCAGCAGGTTCCGGGTCTTGTGGGGTGAAGATCAAATCAACATAACCGGCAGCAGTACACAGTTCTTCAACATTTTCATGCATGAAGCCAGATACACTGTTTTGGTTTTCAACACGCGGCTGTACAGTCACAGATACTTTCAGGTCAGAACGGATTGGGCGACCAATCTCATCCATGATAACGCCTGTGTAATCTTCAGACCACACACCGACCAGCTTCTGCGAGTCTTTGCGAAGTGAATCAGATACAGTGAATACCGGGAATACGTTCGGGAACTGTTGTTCGATAACGGCAGCAGTTGCTTCTGTAGAAGCCCACAGAATGTCCTGGATAGCGTTAGCGTCTTCGACTGTGAAGTCTTCAGGGATAACGATACAACCAGCATTCACGACTTCGATGTTGTTTTGGTTAGAGCCACCAACTAAACGCAGCACGTGTGCTTGCACTTTTTCCCAAGTCTTCAAATCCCAACCATCGCCTGGAACAACGATACGTTCAGCGATTTGGTCACGACCGATGTGGATACGTTGAGACGCTGGCGTCTTGTTAGAACCAGCAGCCATCAGTGTACACACAGTGACGACTTTACGAGAACCGACAGCGATTTCAGCAGTTGTTAAAATCAGGCTGTAGTGAGTTTGGATTTGCGAAGCATCCACAGGAAACACGCGGTGCTGATAATCCTGGTTTTGTGACGTTTGTGCTAACGCTTTGTTCATTGCTTCCGCAATAATAGCAACGTTTTCGCCGATGCGACCACGGGCTACGTTACGACCTAAACGACCAGTGCGTTGCACTTGGTCTGCACCAGAAGTACGATCAATGGGTTCTACGCGGCGACCACCAGCAGGAGCTGCAGATGCTTGAGTAGTCGATTTATTGTTTTCGTCGTTAATCATGAAAATCTCCGTTTTGACTTTTATATTTGCGCAAACATCGAGAGAGTATCTCGAATTCAGGTTAATAATGTGTCTTTGAATTTTTATTCATTCGACATCATTAGGTCTATCGCGTTTAGGCGATAGTAGTTAAACTCATACTGTGGGGTGGCTATGTAGAATTTTATTTTAAATCCGTATAACCACAATGATAATGTATGTTTGTATTCTCGTTCATTAGAGATATACGCGCATATGTAACATGTACCGGCTACCCGATGCATGTTTCCATACTATAGCCACTCTTCATGTATTATTTTATTTCACGGTAAGGACTCAAGTATGTATCAGTTTTTTACACGGACTTACAGTGACAATCGCCCTACTTCACATCCTGCTGGTTATCGCTTAACACGACGGCAACTACAAGTCAATGGTGTAAAGGCAATTCGCTGGTATCGTTTCTCTAAGTCAGCATTAAGCAATAGACATCTTCTCGTTTCTGTATTAAAGTCATTACGGATTGACCCAACACTTGATGTGTTTGAAATGCATCGTTTATTGTTGCATCGGTATAAACAAGTTGCGATGGCTCACGGAATAACGACGGTTCATCAGGTAGGGACTACTGAACGAACTGGCGTTTTCTTTAAAGGGAATGTGAATGAAGTCTTGTTTACTGTAAATGAAGATTTCGATTTACTTCGCTCAAGCCAACCTGACGTATGGCAATCGTTAACACCTATCCGTTTCCTAAGGCATCCAGTCGATGATACAACGGTTGTATTACCTGATGGAACCTACACACCGATATCAAGTGGTGTAGCTGTCATTCAAATCGACATGGTAAAGTTAGGTATTCAGTTTTACCACTGGTATAAAGCAATGGCTGAACGAGACTTACCGTTTTATGAAACAGTTCGTCAATTCCTTGTTGCATACCCTATGGCAAATGCGTTGAAATCTTTTCAGGATGTTGCACACTTGAATCGATTCTTAACTCTGCTAAATGGTGACAAACCAAATAAAGAGCTGGTATCATTACCTACACCAATGCTTAACGTAGATTCAGACTTAAACGCGTATATGTTTAATCAGATGTTATTCCTATCGAAGAAGTCGTATTCGTTTGAAGTGTTTCTGATGAATCTACAACCAATCCATGCAAAAGATTATCTTCAGTTAATGAAGATGCCTGATACCTTTGTTCCTCGACAATTAGCGTGGGTACTTAGTGCATCAGTTATTCCTGCGCTTCGGATTGTGTTGCATCTAGATAGTGAATCACCAGGAGATGCGTCTCGTGACGATAAGATTGAAATACGTCGTCTGATTCGTGAAGCGTTGATTGACCGTTCACTACCACGGTTTGTAAAAGATGAAATAAGTCGTTTTATTACGCCATACGTTACTACGTGAAGAGAAGAGGCGTACGCCTCTTCTCTTCATTATGTCGGTTAATAAAAATCAGACACTAAACGTAGTTGGTTGTCATCTACAAAGAACTGACCAAGTGGTTCAAGTAATACGTAGTACGGTTCTAACAAGGTCGAGATAATCTTCCGTAATCCCATTCCATCTAATAACTCCGCAGGCACGCCGTTTAAATTGGCAATTGCTTGTGGAATTATTACGTTAGTTATCTTTGTTTTCCCTGTGCGTTTTAAATACGCAATAAGTTTATCGCGAATAACAGGGTCTTCAATAGACGCTAACCATTTATTGAATAACGGCTGACTTCCATCGCTTTCTAGATTAATCTTTAATCCAGCGTACGGTGGCTCTACAGTGTGTCCATACTTATCAGCAAACACTTCTTTCCACAACAAGTAGTGTGAGTATGGACTTTCATCTTCACCCTTCTTGTACGTCTCTGCAGGCTTTATCTGAGCACGTTTATAGAACGACGTATCTCCAGCACGTAACCCCTTCTCCAATGCACGTTCTAAGTCAGCACATTCGGTCAAGTAATCCATCACGCGTATCTTTTCATCAGCACGTACAGTTTTGAGTATTCGGATTAAAGCAGCTTCTACTTTTTCCATAATGAACTCAGGTGTATTACTTCCTTTAAGGACTGCACCCTTGCGTTCTAACTCAAACTTCGATTTAACGATACCTTCTTGTATTGCTTTAATCGCAGCGTAAGTTTTAGCACGTGACGTTAACAAGAACACAGAGAAGTAGAACTCAGACTTCATTGCATACTGGAATAACTGTCTATCACGCACACCTACGTTTTTAGACATGATAGCAAGTACGTTGATGATAGATGCAGATGTTAAGAATGCAACCGCATGACCAAAGTTCACTGCTTCTGGTTTGAACGTGATTTCATTAAAACGCCATTCCAACCAATTTTGAACTGAGAATATCGTTGAGTCGGTATCACCTGCCAACACTGCTTCGCGAACTTGTGATGGTACATCCCAAACAGACGACGGCATAATGTCTGTAACAAAGATTTCACGAATAAACGAATGGTAGTCTATCAGTGTTGTAAACACATTGTAGGCAGTAGCTGCAACAATCTGCTGTGTTTCGATAGGCATTTCTTTCACAGCTTTAATTGACTTACCTGCAAGTAAATCTGCACATAAGTGTGCGACTAAGATAACACCATCTTCAGGCAATACTTTTAAAATAGCACCTGATTCCATTTCAACAACAGGATTTGTGCGACAAGACAAACGGTCAAGTAGCTTAAATACAAAATCCTGATTAAACTTACAGATGTGATACAGGTCACCAATGTAAACCCATGCTGCACGTTCTAAAGGAGATATCCCTTCTAGAAGGTGGCGAACATCATCCATTCGTTTTGGATTTCTAAAATAACGATGGCTACCATGAATAGCCACTTCCATCGCTTGGTCAACTGTTGGATACACCAGATTGTGTTCAATAACCATTGCGCCAAATGTTTCAAGGTTAACTAAACGTATCGTAGCTAATATATTCGCTTCGATAATGTCTGGTGAGAAGTAATGACGGTTCCCTGCAATAATCTTTTCGTTATTCGCATTACCGTAGTTTGCAGCACAGCGACACATAGATGTTAGTGATGTGTGAATACTTGGCTTATGTAACACCGTTGATGCAGATACGTGCGCGCCAGAGAGTGCGTTGTTATCGAGCTTCTTGTTTTTCTGTTCGTTGTTTTTACTGATTTGCAAATCAACAAGACCAGCACTTTCTGCTTGTTTCATTTCATCTTTAGCAACGCCACGAGCCTTTACGTTTACTGCGATGAATTTGGCTGAGATAGAATGTTCTCTATCTGGATTCTCATAGATAACCATAGAGGGTGATAACACCATATCGTTTTCTTGAGCTTTACTCACGTACGACAAAAAGGTTGTATCAACAAGCTGGCGGTCACCATGTTCATTTGGTGCAACAATTCGTGTTGGCTTATCTTTAAACGGATATTTACCTTGCTCAGATGTAACGTTTAAGACAAACTCTTTTGCTTTTTCAACACTGATGCCATATTTCTTGGATATACCTGAAATCATGTCCTGAAAGTACGCAGTCTTTATATCTAAATCTCGACGATACTGCGCTGGTTCCCGTTGGAACAGTGTGTGTAAATTTTCCATAGTGTCTCCGAGATAACTATACACACGATAAACGTCATCTGTAACAAAAAATAAAAAAGGAAAAAAATAAAAGAAAAAATGGAGGGTATTTCTACCCTCCTAAATGATTGTTAAACAATCCCCAGTAAAGAACCGATATGTTGCAGGACACATCGGGAGAACGGGAGTAACCCCAAGCTAAACCTCATATAATGGGGTTCCCAGTGTAGGAAATTATTTGAACACTAACGAACCTAAACGAAAGCCGTTATCAGCAATAAGTTGACGTATCAATGCTTCTTTCTCAGAAGAAACATCAACCAACTTAATGTGGCAATCTGTACGTTCAACAACTTCCACTGTACCATCTTGTATCCACGGTAAACCCACGGCAGTTTCGTTACCATTTGGATGACGCACAATCAAATATTGGTATTGCGTAAAGTCGTTTGGTGTTCCTGCGGGTAGTGTGCTAAAGATGTTTGCGTGTAGAGCAGCAGCATCAATGTATTTTGATGCAACTCGATAATTAACAACCCCTTCAGCGGTAACACCTTTAAATGTACCAAGCACAGTGGATGTCGTCACAAAGTTGTAGACTGCACCATCTGTAAAGTCTGTTTTACTAGCCATTCAATTCCCCTCGCAACCATGAATTATTTAACACCAACATCGGGTCTATATGATTCACAAACAAACCTTTGATGTGTGGAATAATCGCATCACTATCAAGCGGTCCATCAGATACCTCTATATCCCATTGAAGAATGAAATAATCACCACCACGAAGTGGTATGAGTGTAGCAAACCATTCTGGATTCACATAAGGTATCATTAGAATTTCCATCAATTGATGAACTTCATCACGAAGACCATTGTGATACAACAACCCTTCTATTTCTGCATGGCACTTATCAAATATCTCTTCCTGCATTTCTTCTTCTAACATGTAACTTGGTGTACGTGTTGCATCATCATCAAAATGAATAACGCCATCATACGCCCAAAATCTGCTGAACAAAGCAATAAAGTGTCCTGCTGACATAAATGGATACATGGATTCAAAGCGACTTATCCACGACGATAATTCGTGGTCTGTGTATAGTCCAATCATACTTCACCTTCTTACGTGGGTGGTTCACAATAATTACAATCATTAGGTAGTAAAATCAATTCACGAGCATCTTCATCTAAGAAGAATTTTGTGTGGGTGATGTTCATGTACTCGTCTACTAGTTTATTTCCAGCGATGGCCCAATACACAGTATAAGTCAAACTACGTACTGCGTTGTTAAAAGGCTCGTTTGAATTTAGACTATGGTCGTATGGAATATGAATATCACTCAGTGGGGGTAGTGGGTTATTGGTTTCAATAATGGTTGCAATGAGTTCATTTAAATCATAATCCCAAAATTGACCTTCAACGACTTGTTCGTAAAAGAATTCATGTTCTTGGTCAAAATCAATTCGATAACCTTTTTGCATACATTAATCATCCCAACTAATAATGTACAAAACGTCATATCGTGCACTGATTTCAATAAGTGAAATATCATTGTACATTCGATGACCGTATTGTTTTGCAGATATATAGATAGCACCCAATACATCCGGCGTCCACATCGCAAGACACTCCATGATGGTTATGTACCACTCTTCTGCAAAGTTAAGTGCACGTTTTTCCACCTCTATATCAAACATGTCTTCAGGGTGTTGAGATTGAATGATTAACATAAGTTCTTCATACACCAAGTCACACAATTCACTGTCTGCTATCTCCAATAACGTTTTAGAACTAAGGTCATCCACGTAATTGACTAAACGAGAACATGCCACTCCTGCAACAATAAGTAAAAGTTGATACAGGTGCTCCCTTGATACGCTTTGATGACTTTTAATAAGTGTGGCTATAGAAGACATATTTAGCAACAGTGAACGTTGCATATCCTACTCCAGTTGATGAAAACGAAGAACCAACGAGACATTGCGTTTTTCTACTTGAAGAAGAGTTAACTCAACTTCTAAAGGTTGGGGTGTTGAACGTAACAGGCGACTGCAATGATTCATAATCTCGCGTTTAAATTCAAGAACTTCATACAAAGCACTGTATTGATTAAACACCTTTTCATCACAAAGCGCTTTGTAACGAGGTGTTCTGTACTGATACGCTAATTCTCTATCTGCTTGTCGAACAGCTTCTTCAATGCAAAGCATATAAATTTGCCGTGCGTTTTTATTTGTAAGCCCTTCTTCTTTCTTTTTCAGATAAATGTCGTTGTAAAGCGTAGCGCCATCAATACACATGGTGTGTTCCTGCGTCGATTTTAACAACGCGACTACATTCTTCCAATCTGGATGAAACAATGGTTCGTCGTTTAGGTTACACGTAGAACTTCGCATAAGTAATCTCCACTACATTAATTTGGGAATAAGTAGCAGGACGTTTGTCCTGCTACTGTAGTTGGTTTATGTGTCAGAAGCAATGGTTAATTCACCATCTTCTTCTAAAAGTAATTCTCGCGCTAATGTAACATCGTACTTGCATTCAATAAACACATCAGTCTGCCCATGAGGTTGAACAGCAGATACACGATACGGTGCTATCATACACCACTTACTAAACTGCATGATAAGTGCATCTTTTGTAACATCGAGTATCTCGTCTAAATCCTCAGGAATAGGAACGTATACTTTTAACAAATCACGAGGAGTGAGTGTAACGTACACTTCCTTTTGTAAAAGACGACGTAACATTAAATGAACTACACGACTTTTAACTGTGTCTGGAATCGTTTCAGGGAGTAAATCAATTATCTCCTGAATAGACACTAATGCACATTTAGAAGGCATAGGCACCTCTAGTACGGAAGAATCACTTCGGTGTGGTCAATGAAATTAATCGATTCATCACCACGGTCTACAGCTCGATGGTACGCATGAATTCGATAATCTCCTTGATTTAACAACACCAAACGACGACCTGCTATTTGAACTGCTGGGTAGTCCCATTCTTTAAACCAGTTCTCTAGATTTAGTGTTTCAAATATACCATTGAATATATTTAAAATAAGACTGTAGGTAGTCTCATTATCTTCAAATACATACATGGCTATTTCGTCACCAACCAAACAAATCAACGCCTCTAATAAAGGCGATTCTTTCTTTGATGTAACCCAGCGCAACTTCAGTCTAAACAGCTCATTGATGTAAGCAACTAAAAGACCACCTGCGTCGGCCATAAGAACGCTGACAATTGAAGGTTCAAACACATCACCCAAGTCTTGTTGTAACAAGTCTGTGATTTCAGTGATGTACAACGTTTTTGACGTTGTTTGAACACCCGGTGGTGGTGTTGTCGAAATTAAGGTTGAGAACTTATCGTACTTACGTGATAGTCGATTCTTCACAGCACCTTTTGTCATCGATAATTCACGTGCTTTGTTAACAAGCAAGCGATTAATGTGGTCAATGACTGTAAAGTCATGTAACTGATTTTCATACTCACGAAGCAATGACTCGTGATACGCGTCGTATACCACCGTTTGTTCGTTAGTCAATAGCTGCGAATACTCATTGTTCAACATCACTTCGTTTAACGTAATCTTTGGTTTAATCGCGGATAACAACACTTCACGTGCTTGGTTTATCTTAACGCGAGTAACAAATGCATTAAACTCAGCTACGTTCGTTTCGATGTATGTTAGGATTTCACCTTTTAATTGCGGCGTGTACTCAAAGCTAAGTGCACGTAATGTTTTTAACGAAAACTTTGGTTTTGCTTTCGCTTCTGCACTACTTTTACGCGCTTCTTTTAAAAGACTAAAATCACGACACAAGAACTCAATGAATGTACTGACGCGCAGTGGTCCACTGATAGTAAAAAGTGCACGAGATATCTGACGCAAGTTGTTGCAGAACTCAGTATCGTCTGTTAAAAGAATATCGGTTTGTCCATGAAATAATTCCATCTCACTTGGTTCGGTCGTTCCTAATGCAAGTTGCATGAAATCAGTTACATTCACTGTAGACATCGAGTAAACTCCGTGGTTATAGTTTTGGTTTTAATTGAAGAGGTGGGTTGTACCATTTAGACAATGCTTTGTAGCGTTCCAATGGTCCCCAGTCAAGTTGTAAGTCATATCCGTTAAGGCTAACTTTACACGACCATGCATTAAATTCCAATGCAGTTTTATACACAATACTGATAACGGTTTGTAATACACTCACCACACCAGGTTGTGTACATGCCATGTACCGTAAATCAATAGAGTACACACCCGTATCAAGTGCAATCTCACGATACAAGATGTACGCAATGATATCCGCTAACTCTTTGCGATTCACATCGTTCAATCCCAAATCATCCACATCAAGCACTGTATGGTAATCTCGAATATCGAACAATGTAATCATGGTTTTAATCCTAACTTTAAGAACACATCGTTCACGACTTTTTCAGATTCCTTTGTCATCTCACCAAAGAACCCAAGCATTTCATCACCACGAGGTGAAACACATACTGCAGTTAATACATGTTGATGAAGCATGGGTGCAGGAATCGTTAAGTGAATGACTTTATTCATTTCAGAATAAATTTCCATCAATAGAACATCTTCCGTCTCTCCATCAATGAACACAGAGAGTAACAACATGATTTCTTCATTCAGTTCATGGATTGAACCAGTCAACTCCAACTCAGCAACATCAGGTCTATTCATGTAAATCGATAACAGACTAAATATCCGATTCACACTATCAACCAACAGACGTTTAGTCAATGAAGGGTGATTTAATTTAAGTGCATTGTACATGACTTCAAACGCATCTTTAATATCGAATACACTAAACCAGTTCATGAGATTCCTTTTTTATAATGGTTACACTATCTTAATAATGTATACTTTAAAATGCGTACAAAAGACGTAGAGCGTTCTAAACATAACATGGCTTACCTATGTATCTTTTTCTATTATAATCGATTCTAGAGCGTTCTATAAACAAAAAATAAAAAAGAGATAAAAGAAGGAGAGGTGTTACCCTCTCCTTCTAGTTTTTACAGAACTAAACGTTTACCTTTCACAGCACCTTCAGCGGCAATTGATTCACGTTGCACCACGCTTTCACGTGCAGTTGCTATCTTTTGGTTTAAGTCAGACAACTGTTTGTAAATAACTGCAACGCCATCATGAGTGATTAAGTGAAGTTCACTCAAGCTCTTTGACGCTAAGTTACAGAAACCCTGCGTGTCGTAATCTGCGGGGATGTTGGTGCGCACATCGTCTTGGTTGTTGTACAAGGACAAGATACTGTACGGTGCGTCGTACGATGCTAACTTGTCAGACACATCAGACTTTTCAGTCTGTACAATAATGTCTAACATAGTCAGGCGTGGAGATGCACCTGTGAAACGGTGGTGACGTAAGAAGTTATGGATGTCTTCAGGGTCAAGACCCAGATGCATGTTGCTTGTCACTAAGCTAAAGGCGGCGATAGCAGCGATAGCATCTTTATCGACTTTGGTACGACTCTCTACGTTTTGCAAATAGTGCACGTTCACAGGCTGATTCGTATCTTCAGCAATCAGCTCTAAGTTACTTAATGCCTTGATTGTGTTTTCAGTACGGATACGCGATTCGGTACTACCAATCAGAATCACAAACACCTTCTGATTCATATCCAAAAGTTCACCTGTTAGCAACGCAGAGAACACCGCACCGCTGCCACCACCGGCACTGCTAATGATAACGTTTACATCACCTGGTGAAATAGACGCTAAAATGTTTTTGATGCTTTTAGAGATAGGTTCAGCATTTGTACCACGCACTGCACCGCTACCATTTACACCTGGAATCAGATACTTGTCAGGGTAATCCATTGAACCTAAGTTACTGTCGCTGGTGTCTAAGAACGCAGGCTTAATAATCGCACACCCTTCTTCAGGTTTGCTGTCAATGTAACGCGATGCAATATTGATACCAGCACCACCACATCCCCATAACCGTAATACGGCTGGTTTCTTTTCAGCGGATTGAGTGGCAGTTTGCATTTCTTTCTTTGCGGACATGTGTTAAACTCCTGTGGGGATAAACAAAATACATTCATTCAAAAGATACCGTTCTTTTTGTTGGGGTATCCTATCTATAATGTGTGTCTTATTTTTTATCTATTCCATACTTCTATCTAAGACTATGGTATAGATTTCTATTTCATTCTCTCTATGCTGTAGTAAAGGAACGCATTATGAACGCTATCAACTATGCATTAAACCACGTTAAACATGTGGTGCCTGAAGAGATTTTAAAAGAAGCGTTTAAAACTGCGCCTCGCAGCTTTGCTAGTGCTTTTGATTCTCCTTCAAACACATTTGATTTTGTAGAACACAACATTCGTCATAAAGTCATTAATGACCGAGTCAACGTTGACTGTGGTTTAAAAGGTGCTTTAGAAATTGCTGTGGATTTAAACAAATGTAAACGTACTGACCACGATGTATACACACGTACCTACGATATCCCTGCAGAATTACTCGGGGGTCGTCGTATCATCTCTGTAAAGAGTGTACACTACACCAACATCGCACATTCATGGTTCCCTACCAACTCACGTTCTTCAGGGAATATGCTTCTTAACGCAGCCATTGAAATGTATCGCTCTGTTGCATCATTACCGATTGTAAACACCTGTCATGTAGAACCTATTGGTCCTACTACGATTGTGATGCAAGACCAAGCGGTTATTAATGCAACACAATTGTACGTCGTGCTTAACATCTCTCATGATGAAAACATGAACACGTTAAAACCTAGCCTGTTCCCACTTTATGCTGAGATGGTAGAGTATGCAGTCAAGGCGTATGTCTACAATCATCTTATCATTAAATTAGGAGATGATAAAATCAAAGGCGGTTTTAGTTTAGGTGTCTTCAAACAAGTCGTCGAAGGATACGCAGATGCAAATGAGTTGTATCAAACTATCTTTAAAGAGAAATGGGGTAAAGCTCAATTTACAAACGACAGAAATCGCATGAAGAAATTTATTGGTTTAATGATGAATCGCGGATAACTAAGAAGAGAGGAGGCAGTAGCCTCCTCTCTTCGCTTATTCTACCGTTGTGGTATCATCCCCAGTCACATGAGTTTGGCCTTCTATCACTTCTTGAAAGGCGTCTACACTGTCATACACAGTCACACCGGCTTCTTTTAAGATAGATGAGACTTGACGTACACGAGGACCTTGTTCATCCGTATACACCACCCCATCATCTTCTTCAGCAATAATCACCACATGCTTTTCAGGTTCTTTAATCATCGAATGCACCGCAAGTGCAAACTCAGCAGCATCTACTTCGTCGTAGTTCGCTGGAGTAATAAGCACAGCTTGTGCTTCTTCCTGGATTAGCTTCTTCATTTCTTCTTGCATTTGTTGACTACTTTGTAACCGTGTCATCAATGCAGCTAACTTCGTTTCTTGACTGGTCATTCTCACTTCCTCATCAATATACAATTCGCGTACACTATAGTCCACGATTGCTGGGCGTATGTCATACA